ATAAATGTTTAGTAACTAAAATTTTGATTCATTTTTCTAAAAAGATCACATCATATATTTGAATCAAGCCTCAAAGAGGCTTTGTGCTAAAAAATAGCACCATGTGATCTCCTATTTAGAATATATCAAGAAATTCCTAGAAATAAAGAAAATTTCTAAAGAAAAAAGTTTAACAACAATTCATCCCTCTCCTAAAGGAAAGGGACTTCTTGTTGAAAAGGTTAAATATTTTAAATAATAATATTAAATATAATTCACTAGCAGATATAGAATCAAATATATGAATAAAATAATAGTATTCGATAATTCTTGTAAATTATTTTCTAATGATGCTGAATTATATCAACAATTAAATAAATTATTATCATTTACTATTCAAGGTGCAGAATTTTCACAAGCATATAAAGGGCATATTAATGAATTTGGTGATTTTGTATCATGGGATGGTAGAAGATATTTAATGTCTTCTACTGGAAAATTTCCAATTGGTTTATTACAAAGAGTATTAAAATTCTTTGAAGAAAAAAAAATAGAAGTTGAAATTGTTGATAATAAAAATTCAAAGACACCAATAAAAGAAATAGATATTTCAAAAAAGCTAAAGGATATTAATATGGTTCCACGACCATATCAAATAAATATTGCTAATGAAGCTGTTAAACATGATCGTGGTATTATTAAAGCAGCTACAGGATGTGGCAAAACTTTATGTACAACATTAATTACAGCTAAATTTGGTAAACCTACATTAATTATGGTAATTGGAACTGATTTATTATATCAAACACATAATGTGTTTTCTAAAATTTTCGATGAAGAAATTGGTATTATAGGTGATGGACATTGTAACATTAAAAATATTAATATAGCAAGTGTTTGGACAATTTCTAGCGCATTGGGTATTATGGAAAAATGTTCATTGGATGATTCTGATGAAAAAGAAAAAGAAGTTTCGTCAGAAAAATTTCAAGATATAAAGAAAATGCTTCTTTCTGCAAGGGTAGTTATTATTGATGAAGCACATGTTTGTGCAGCCCCTACATTAGTAGGAATTTCTCAAAATATTAAAGCTGAACATGTTTATGGAATGTCTGCTTCACCTTGGAGAGATGATAATCAAGATATGTTAATAGAAGCTTTTCTTGGTAAAAGAATTATTGATTTATCTGCAAAAGATTTAATTAAACAAGGATATTTAGTTAAGCCAATTATTCGTTTTCTTGTACCAAAATATTATCCATACAAAAGTGGTGTGTATCAAAAAATATATGCTAAATATATTACTGAAAATGAACAACGCAATGGAATGATTGTTACTGGTGCTATAAAAATGATTGAACAAGGATTAGTTCCATTAGTATTATTTAATAGTATTAAACATGGTGATATTTTATATAAACAATTAAAAGATAAAGTTCCAACCGCACTATTAAGTGGAAAGCATCCTTCAAAAGTTCGTGAAAAAATAAAAAAAGATATTGAAAATGGAAAAATAAAGTGTATAATAGCAAGTAAGATTTTTGATTGGGGTTTAGATTTACCAATTTTGTCTGGTTTAATAATAGGTAGTGCTGGAAAATCTTCTGTAAGAGCACTACAAAGAATCGGTCGAGTAATTCGTCCTTATCCTGGAAAGAAATTTGCAGCAATCATTGACTTTGCAGATCAAGCGCCGTATCTTTGTGAACATGCAAAAAAAAGAAAAGAAATATATGAAACTGAATTTGAAGTACAGTGGCCATTGAAAGATTAAATTGTTCTTGATAATTTTTTAAGCATACTGCATACTTAAATATTCGGGAGTTTATTATGGTTAAACAAGCAGGAAAATTAAGCGGATTAAAACATGATGGCAGACCAAATGCCTATTGGAGAAAATTCAAGGAACGGCTTGATTCGTATTCTGATATTCCGGTAGTAAATTGGAAAGAAGATCAATTTCTTGGACATATATTAAAAAGATATAAAGATCAAATGGGAATTGATTTTTCTCTTTCGTTTAGTGGGCCTCCAACAAAATGTAAAGAAATTTATTGTCTTCGAAGAATGATATTAGCATTAGGAACTGAAGATTCTACTAGTATTAAAAATTATATTGATTGGATGTTTGATTGTATAATAATTCCACAAAAAGTTACAATTTCAAGCATTGCTTATTTTTTCACAACTGCTTTTATTCTTAAATTTAAGAAAGAGAGTAGAAAAAATAATAGAATTACAAGAGCAACAATTTTACCAGAAAAATATAAAGTTATTGTTTCTAATTTAGAATTGGATGTAAATACATATGGTGATTTAGCTTTTGCAAAAGTTGCAATTCAAGATGATCCAAATAATAATGTTTATGATGTTTATGGTAAATTATTTACAGAATTAAAAACTATTGGTTTTGATGAATCTGTATTAAATATTATTTAAAGGAAGGTCAATGGAATTTATTAAAATTGGTTCTTTTGTAAAAATTATATGTAAAAATGGTTTTGTAGATGCTGGTAAAGTTCTTGAGTTATCTGATAATCAATTAGTTCTTGAATTATCTGATAAATCAATTTCAATTATATTACAACCAAAAGAAAATATTGTTAATATAAAGGTTGCAAGTGATAAAATTTTACAAGAAATTGAAAAGCCTATATATGTAGAAAATTTAGATATACCAGAAATAGAACATATACCATTTCAAAGAGAAGATTTACGAGCAAAAAAATTATCAGAATTACATAAACTGAAAGCAAATGAGGAACGTAAGCGAGCAGAAAAATTATTACGTTCAAATAAACTTTCCATAGCTCCAGAGGTTATATTTGGAACACCAAACTTTACAAAATCCTTTTCTCAACATCCCAAGAAAAAAACTAGATGATGCTATTGATGATATAATTTCAGTTCATTCTAATAATGGAATTCTAACTTCTGATGGGGCTATGCTTGTTGAAATGTTTCAACGTTATTACAATGCCAATATTCCAGTTGATTATTGGTGGCGTGATATGCATGATTTTATTGGTCCAAAAATTCTTAAAAATTATTACAATAGTATTACTTTAGATATTAAAAAATCTTTCAAAGAAGGTCAAAGCGCAAGATTTGCAGGTTCCCATGGTACTGGGAAAACGATCACGGTTTCTTCAATTTTAAAGCGTGTTGTAGAGAGTAATAAATATAGTGCACTTTATGTTAATTTAACAGATATAATTCATATTATGTTAAATACTGATTCTGAAACAAAAAATACTGCACGATCAATGTTATTATCAGAAGATTTTGTTGTAATTGATGAATTAGATACTAGATTTATGGGTTCTGAAAATGCTGCAGATTTATTTGGTAGAATTTTAGAACCAATTATGAGAACTAGAATTCAAAATAGAATGCCTTTATTTTTTTGTACAAATAGTATAAAAATAGAAGGAAGTTTTTCAGGTCCATTACAGGCAAGTATTGAAAGTTTATTTAATCTTGTTAGATTCATTCCTGTGATTGGTGGAAAAGATGTTCGTGAAAATATTCGCAAAGGTGAACTTTAATGCAAGAAGAATTAGATCTAAGAATATTAAAATCCATTATTACTGATAAAGTTAATGGTTTATCTTTTTGCTATAAATATGATAATAGTATTTTTGATGAGAAATCTCAAAGATTTGCGAAATTAGTTATAGATTATATACAACATTTTAAAGCTTCGCCAACTCGAAGAACATTGATAGATAGACATAAGGATAATTCTAGTATTGTTGATATTATTAATGATTCTTTTGATGAAATTGAATCATTAGAATATGATATTAAAGAATTTTCTTATGATTTAACACAATTTAAGAAACGATTTCAAATAGATTCTGTTGAAAAAATTCGCGATCAAGCTAATTTAGAAGATCCAGATCATCCACAAGATCCTGAAGATTATTTTAATAAATTGTCTTTAGCAATTAGTAGAATTACATCTCTTGATTTAGAAAGAACATATACACAAAAACCAGTTGGTGATTATGTAGATGAATTTTCAGAATCATATAATTCATATAAATTAAATCCTGAATCTTTTCAAGAAATTCAAACTCATTATAGTATGCTTGATACTGTATGTGGTGGTTTTGTTTCAGGAGATTTGGTAATGGTTGGTGGGGAAACTAATAGTGGGAAAGCCTTAGCTATAAATACCCCAATAATAACTCCTACTGGTTGGACTACAATGGGGGAATTAAAAGTAGGAGATGTAGTTTTTGGTAATGATGGAAAACCATGTAATATTATAGCTACATCAGGTATAATGAATGGTAATGATTGTTATGAAATAGAATTTTCAGATGGTGCAAAAATTATTACTGACTCTAATCATAAATGGTGTGTAGAAGAATATAACTATCCTCTTTCTACAAAAGAATTATTTGATAAAATTAGTAATAATTATTTTTATATTAAAGCATGTAAACCTTTATTATACCCAAATGCAGATTTTTCAATTAACCCTTATATTTTTGGTAAGTGGTTAGCGGGTATTGAATTATTTGAAGATATTTCAAATGAATTAGATGTATATAATTTTTCTGTTAAAAAATATATTCCCAAAATATATTTAAAATCATCAATAGATCAAAGATTAGAATTAATACGTGGATTTTTCTCTTCTTCTTATATTGTTGATGGTTTTATATCTAAAAATATAGAAAAAGAATTAATATATGATTTAGTAGAATTATTAAGATCTGTTGGTTTAATTCCGATTATAGATTATTATAAATGCACTTCATATGAAACATATTCTATTTCGTTTAAAACATATTATTTTGGTATTAATTCATTCCCAAATAGAAGTATTAAAAAGATTATAAAAGTTGATTCTGTACCAGTTCAATGTATTCAAGTAGATTCAAGTTCTAGTTGTTTTCTTTGTGGTAAAGAAATGATTCCAACTCACAATTCTCAATTACTTAATAATATGGGTAAACAAATATGGTTACAAGACAATACTGTGGAAAATGTATCTAATATTACAAAAGGACATAATATTTTATATTTTTCATTAGAAATGCCATATAGAAGTTGTTTTATGAGATTTTTAGCTAGTTTAGCTAATGTTCCTCAAAGATCTTTAGCTAAAGCATGTTTAACAGCTGATGAAGAAATAAGAGTAAAAAAAGCTTATAAATTTATAAAAGAATATCAGGATGCAGGGTATTATTTTGATATAGTAGACACGCCTAGAAATTTAACAATTGAGGAGATTGAATTAAGATATAACGATGCTATGTTAAGATATCGACCTGATATTGTAGTTGTAGATTATATGGGTTTAATGCACAATCCAGCTATGGCTAGAGAACAAGATTGGTTAAAAATGGGGGCTATAGCTTGTAGTTTACATGAGTTTGGTAGAGCTTATGATTGCGTAGTTATTACAGCAGCTCAATTAACAGATATTAAAAGAGGTTCACAAGGTGGTGGAGAAGAAAGTAGAAGAGTTGGTGTTCATAGATGGGGAAGATCTAGTTTAATTATGCATAATGTAAATGTTGGTATACAAATTGAAACAAGACCAAATGAAGAAATATTTCCAGATTTAAAATGGCATATAGTTAAAAATAGAAATGGACCATTAGCTAAAGGAAGTCTTATTAAAAACTTTACAAATTCATCATTAATTGATGTTCCATTTAATAAAAATGAAATTCCAGGAGATGTATCTTCTAATATTCCTAATTTAATAAAACAAATTCAAGAAGCTAAGAATAAAAAAGAGGATTAATGTTAGATAAAAATGATACAGTTGCTCGTGCAATAAGAATGGAAACAGATCCTATTACAGGAGATTTATATTTGGTATTCAAAGTAATTGATGAATCATTTAAACAAAGAGTTCGAGAAAATTGGATTGATGATGTTGAATTAATAGTACTTGGAAAAGATTTGATACAAAAATAGGAGTTAAAATGCCAACTTACGAGCACGGATGTTCTAAATGCGGTTATGAATGGGAAGATATTTATAGCATACATGATTCTGTTCCTACTGTATGCCCAAATTGCAAAAGTGAAGGAAATATTAAGAGATTAATTTCAACACCAGCTACTGGAAAAGTAGAATTAACTGGAAAAGATCTTGTACGTAAATTATGGAAAGAAGGAAAGGATCTTGCAAAACAAGCTAAAACAAATGATAATTTAGCTGCAAATTTATATGGTACTAAATAAGGAATTACTATGAAATCTAATAATATAGAGATTAATGATATAGTATTTCAATTAGTAACTATTCGTAGAGAATACGAAAAAATAAAAAGTTCAAAACTAAAAAATGAATTAAAAAAAATTCAAGGATTATGTATTGAAAAATTAGAGTATCTTGTAGATGCTAGAACTCGTAGATATCGTAATTTTGCTAATTATGAAGATCTTCGTCAAGATGCTAGAATTGCATTATATTCAGCTTTGCATTCATATAATCCTGAAAAGGGTGATTTTTTTTGGTGGGCTAATAAATATATGAAAACAAAGGTTAGTAGAGAAGCAAATAGACATTCAACTATTAAAATACCTTTAAAGCACGCTAGAAATATTCAACCTTATAAAGTTTCTCAAATTCCAATAATGATTGATGATAATCCTAGTGCATCAGATAATTTTTCTACTTGTGAAAATTCTATTATCATTAAGAATGCTGTTTTAAAATTACCAGAAGAACAAAGACGGGTAATAGAGTTGCATTATGAAATGACGAATGATAGATGTAATCTAAATTCAATTGATAAAATATGTGGACAATTGAAGATTACTAGGGTAATATGCTTAAAATTATTAAATGAAGCTAAAAGAAAATTAAAACAAGAGTTAATAGGTTTGGAGATTTAATTATGGTTACTTTTGAAGATGTTATGAATGTAAGTACTGAAGAATATTTTAATGGAAATCAATTTAGTATTGATGCCTTTAATAAAAAATATGCACAAGTTATAAATGGACAAAAAGAAACTTATGTTCAATCACTCAAAAGAGTTTGTGATTATATAGCTTCTTGTGAATCAACAGAAGAATTAAAAAAGTTTTGGTCTGATAGATGGTTTGATGAAATTTATAATGATTGGTGGCATCCTGCAGGTTCTATTATGCAGGGTGCCTATTCTGGTAAATCTATTTCTATGTCTAATTGTTCCACTGTAAGTTTAGGCGGACAAGAAGATACAAATTGGGATAACTTAGAATCTATTATAAAGAATACATCGTATACTGTTGCAAAAATGGCCGCATATCGCCAAGGCCTTGGGGTAGATTTTTCCAAGCTACGTCCAAGGGGATGTGAAGTAAGAAATTCATCAAATGAAAGCCAAGGAGTTATTCATTGGATGAAATTTATTGATTCTATTGGTAATTATATTGGACAAAAGGGAAGAATTCCAGCAATGCTATTCTCTCTTTCTATTAACCATCCTGATGTTGAAGAATTTATTAAAGTAAAAAGTGACCATACAATTATTCAAAATGCAAACATTTCAGTACAAACAAATGATGCTTTTTATAAAGCAGTAGATGAAGATGCTGATTGGGAAATGTCTTTTACAATTCCTAGTACAAAAAAAGGTGATCGTGTATATGTAGATATACATTCTACTGATATGGATTGTAAAAAGGATGAACAAGGAAGATATTATAGATTAGCTAAAAAAGATCGTTCAGAAGAAGTTGTAAAAAAAGTAGTAAAAGCTAGATATTTATTAGAATTAATTGCAAAGAATGCCATCTCACATGGAGAACCAGGTATCCAGCAAATTGATATGGCTAAATACTGGTCAAATAGTGATTATTTAACAGATCCTACTGGAGAATATTGCCCAAAAGTGATTAGTTCTAATGCGTGTTCAGAACAATATCTATCTAGAGATAGTGTTTGTGTATTATCTTCTATTAATGCTGGACGTTTTAGTACGGAAAAAGATCTTTATACACAAGAATTAAAAACCATTTCTTATTCTGTTAATAGATTTTTAGATAATGTAAATGAAATGGAATTGATTGGACAAACCTATTCAACTCCTCATCAGAGATTAGCTATTGAAAAACTTAGAAGGACAGGAGCTGGCATTACAAATATTGCAGCTTGGTTCTTTAAGCAAAATTTAGAATATGGTTCAGAACAAGCTAATGAAGCATTATTTGATTTTAATAGATTATATAATTTTTATTTATATGAATCATCTATTTCTCTTGGTAAAGAAAAAGGTTCATTTGGATTGTTTGTAAAAGAACAATATGAACAATCTCCATTCATTAAAAATATGATTGAGCAAGGTCTTGTATTTGAAACTATGCGTAATTGTACGTGTTCTAGCATTGCTCCAACTGGATGTATTGAAGAAAATACTAGAATTATTACAGATCGTGGGTTAGTTAAAATAAAAGATATTGTTAATGAGTATCCAGAAGAAAAACAATTTAGTTATAATGTTCCTGAAACATTTATTTCACATGAAAATGGTACTAGTAAAGTATTATCATTTTATAATAATGGAGAAGTTAATGGATATGTAATTGAGTTTGAAGATGGTCGTGAAATTAAAGTTTCAGAGACTCATAGAATTCGCATACTTAAAGATGGGAAATATGATTGGGAATATGCTCCTAATTTAAAGATTGGTGATATTGCTATTCTTTGTAAAGGATCTGATAATGAACCAAAACAATATGTAAAATTAAATACTGACATATATAGTAATCATTCTAGTTCAATAAAAAATTTAAAATATCCAGTAGAATTGACTGAAGAGTTAGCAGAAATAATAGGATTATTTACGGGTGATGGTAGTTTAAATTTTAGATGTACAGATGATAAAGCAAGTGCAATTAGATTTACAGTTTTTGATGAAGATATAGACCTTGTTGAAAAAATACAAACTTTAATTAAAAAATTATTTAATTGTGATGTTTCTATTGTTAAAACTAATAATGAAAAAACATTTACAGTAAGTATTTATTCTGTAAATGTTTGTAATTATTTTATTAAAAATGGATTTAGTAAAAAAGATTTTCCATCACGTGGAGTTGAAAATAATTATATTTATCATATTCCAGAATATATTTTCAAATCTCCCAAATCAGTAATTTGTGCTTATTTAAGAGGTTTGTTTGAAGCAGATGGAACTTCTCATAGTTCTCATATTTCATTAAGTTCAAAACATAAAAATATTATGCAAGAGGTTCAAGAATTATTAACATATGTTGGTATACAATCATTTATAAATTTTAAAAAAAATATAAACAATATAGCTTGGTATAATCTTGATATAAGATTTACATCTGATAAAAATTTATTTAAGAAAAAAATTGGATTTTTAAGTAATAGAAAAAATAACAAATTAAAAGTTTTTAAAAAAGATCAAGAAAAAATTTATATATTATCTTATATTTTAAAACAGTATCGTAAACAAATGCGTAATAAAAAATGCAATTTGTATAATAATATTAATTTAGTATTAAATAGACATAAAGGGTTATTAACTCATATTAATAGAATTACTTTAAATAAAATTTATGATTTTATTAAATTTCCATTTAATTTTGATAATTATTTTAATTTAAAGATTAAAAATATTACCAGGGAAATAATAAAAACATATGATATTGAAGTAGACAATCCTGAACATACATATGTAACTGCAAATGGTGTTATAAATCATAATACTCTATCTTTAATGTTTAGAGATTATATTATTTCAACTGGAGTGGAACCAGCTATTGGTATGTATTATTGGAAACGTACTAAAATTTCTGGGTTTTATGAATATTATTTTTGTGTTCCAAATGTTGTTAGAACTACTTTTGAAAAAGCTGGATATTCAATTCCTATTAATTCTGATACTATTAAAGATACTTGGGATGGATCTAATGGAATTCCAATTGCAAAATTTATTAATGAAAATGCTGAAAAAATTGGTATTAAATTTAAGAAATCTAGTGATATCAAACCTTTGGATAAATTAAATTTAATGTCAAAATTAATGAAATATGTTGATTCATCTATTTCGGTAACATATTCTTTATCAGAAAATTCTTCTTGGCAAGATATTTATAATCTTATTGTTCAAGCAAATAAAAAAGGTGTAAAGAGTCTTGCTGCTTATAAAGATAAGAAGATGTATGGAATTATTTCATATATTCCGTTTAAGCAATTAGCTTTTGAACTTAAAAATGATGGAATTAAAATTCATAATAGTAATTTTACCGAAGAAGAAGCTAAAGAACTTAATTTAATCGTATCAGATAGTGTAAAATCATTAAACGCTACACCAAGACAAAAAGAATTACCATGTGATGTTTATCAAGTAAAGGTACATGGTAAACAGTATATTATGGTAGTTGGTTTACAAAACAATATGCCATATGAAATGTTTGGTGGATTAATTCCTGAAACAATGGCATTTAAGTTTAAGACCAAGAAGGGAACAATGACAAAAGAAGGTCATAGTAAATATAAATTAACTATAGATGATTCTATTTCATTTAATGATTTTGGAGAATATTTTACAGCATCTGAACAAATGTTATTTAGAATGGTATCTATTTCATTAAGACATTCTATTCCTATTAAATATATTGTAGATCAATTGGGGAAAGCAGCTGAGGATGTTTCTGATTTAGCAGCAGCTACTTCTAGAGTATTGAAGAAATACATTATAGATGGTGAAAGTGCTGGAGGTGAATGTCCAAGTTGTGGTAGAAAAGAATTAATATATATGGATGGGTGTATATCTTGTACATGTGGATGGAGTAAGGGTTGTGGTTGAAAAAAGATCTATATATTTAGATAGAGAAGATGCAAAAACAGTTGAAGAAGAAGAAAGAAATTCTTTTTTAAGAGATATTTTAGAAAAAATTGGAATTCCTGTAGAAGAATTCTGGCCTGATATATATTTAACAATAGAACAAAAAATATCTTTAAGAGATTTATTATTAAAATTAGAGATTGAAATAATTGACAATGGTGATAGAGGATCTATTATATATCATAAAGGTATTTTATTTGCAGAATGGTTTAAACCTAAATTTATTACCAAACAAAATAAACAGACGAGAAATTTATCAAAACAACTTTATTATGAAATGATTATAGAAACTTGGAGTATTTTTGATTAATTAAAATTTGTGTGATATATAAATAAATTGATAATTATAAGGAGCAATATAATGAAAACAACTAAAGTAGATGTGGAAGAATTAAAGGGTATTATTGAAGCACGTACTAAGGGTATTGAAACTGCTACAGCCGCTGAAAAAACAGTAAAGGATGCAAGAATTGCTGAACTTGAATATAAACTTCAATTACAACAATTTTTCCTTGAGCGTGGTTTAGACCCGCGTTGTAATGTTGATATTAATACTGGTGTTATTACTTGGCCAGAAGAAGAAGTATCTGTTTAACCTTTTTCAACAATAAATCCCTTTCCTTTAGGAGAAGGATGAATTGTTGTTAAACTTTTTTCTTTATTTTAGGAATCTCTTGATATATTCTGAATAGAAGATCACATGGTGCTATTTTTTAGCACAAAGATTCTTAGAAAAACGAATTAAAATTTTAATTATTAAACATTTATTGCCTGGGACAAGCTATTGAGGATGATCCTCAATATGTTGGAACCATGAGGATCCAAAAACCCCTTACTTTTAGGTGAGGGTAGTTCACAAATTATAAGAATAGTAAATAATGCTGTTAAAATTATAGGAATTATAATGTCAAATAAAATTAATCTGAATAATTTAGCAGCATTAGTTGCTGTTAGAAATCATATATATGTAGTTTTAAATGATAAGAGTGCATGTCAGAAATCTGATTTTCAAGAACTAAATAAAATAAGATTAGATCTTGATAAACAATTTGTAGAAAATCTTAAACATTTAGATGTTAATTCTTTATTTTCATTGGAAAAAAATAAAGATAGAGTTATAAATAAAAATAAGCAAAAATAAGCAAGAATAGAAAGATAATAAGATGACTTTAGATAATGGACAAATAATTGTCTTAAAAGATAAAAAATGGATTAAAAGACAAAAAATTGCTGGTGATGTTATTAAAAATATTCATCATGAATTTTTTAAAATGATAAAAGGTATGTCTAAAAATCTTACTTTATCTTCTTTGGAAAAAGTTGCTAATAATATTATTGATAATTCTGGATGTACTCCTACATTTTTACATTATCGTGGTTTTCCAACATCTGTTTGTGCTTCTTTAAATAAAGAATTAGTACATGGTTTTGCAAATCGTGATATTATACTTCAATCTGGAGATGTATTAACATTAGATGTTGGAGTTACTTTTCAATCTGCAATTGCTGATTGTGCTGTGACTTATATATATGGGAAACCAAAAGATGATAAAATAATGAAATTATTATTTTCTTGTCAAAATGCTTTATATGATGCAATAGAAGTATTTAAACCAGGAAATAAAATTGGAGAAATTGGAAATGTAATACATAAAAAATCTAAAGATGATGGTTTTGGTGTTATAACTATGTATGGTGGTCATGGAATAGATAGTGATATGCTACACGCATCTCCATTTATTGCTAATAAATCAAAATCAAGTGACGGTGTGATAATTAGACCAGGAATGTCAATTGCAATTGAACCAATGTTTGTATTTGGTAAAAACACAAATACAAAAATACTTAATGATAAATGGACAGTTATAACAAAAGAAATAGGTGTTCATTTTGAACACAGTGTTACTATAGATGAAGATGGTAATAAACATATTATTACAGATCATAAAATTTTTGTTAAAGATTTTATTTAGAAGGTTAAAACATGAGAATTACATTTAATGATGGTGGATATTTGGAATTTCAAAGATCAAATAAACCATATTATGTATTTGTAAGTATTGCATCTAGAAATGTTAATAACCCATTACAATTATTAGTTAATTCTGCAGAAATTAAATTAAGTCAATTACTTGATGGTGTAAAAGCCATATCAGGACCAATAACATTAGAAGAAAAAAAGGAAGAAAATGAATAATATTCAATCATTTATTAAAAATATCAGTAGAACACAAGTTAAAAATAATACTCAGAGAGTTGCTCTTCGTTTACTTTCAGTAGGAGGAGAATGGATTCCAAGACATAAGTTAACCAGAGTTCCATCAGGAACTGCTAGAGTTAGGGATTTGCGTAAAGAAACATATGGTGGTTTTGAAGTTGAATGTAAGAGTTCTTATGAATTAAATCGACATACTAGTAAGAAAACTTATTATTATAGAATCAATCCAAATAGTGTAACTTTTTCTCAAGTTGAAAAATTATTTTTAGTATAATTAATATATAAATTAAATAGTAAAAAGCTCGGGAATGAAAACTTCCCGAGCTTTTTTAATTGGAGTGCATAATTTGGAATATATTTGAAAAATATTTTAAATTACTTGAGGAATAATGGTAAGGCTTTATAATCCATCATTTATATATACTCGTTATCCATTTGATTTCGATGACCCTACACCAGGAGATACTCATGGTTTACCTACAGTTATAGATTTAAAAACTCCAGTAAAAGCAGAGGTTGTAAATCGTCAAAAAGATTCAATTTTAGCTATTGAGTCTGAATTGGGTATAAAGCCTAGTGGAACATATGGAACTGTACGTGCCAGACTTGATGCTTTAGAGAGTCGTGATGGATATAATGATGGATATGCTTATATTGATATTAGAAATAACGGTGTTTCAATTGTAAATCCAGTATCTGTTATTAATTTTATTGGTAGTGGAGTTTCAGTTGCAAAAGTTGGAACAGATGAAGCAGAAATAACAATTACTGGTGGTGGAAGTGATGGTTACAGCAGTGATGGATATTGTCCAATTCATGAAGCTTTAATAGTTTCTTCTCCAGGTCAAACAACATTTACTCTTTTAACAAAACCTTGGTTAAATTCACTTGCATTATTTATAGATGGTATAAAACAGGAGATTGGAGACTATTCAATATCTAGTAAAACTCTTACATGGTTAGGAACACAAACATTAAGAACTACTGATATTGTAGAAGTTTATTATTCTAAAGTTATATTTATTGCTGGAGTGAATGGTGGTGAAAGTTTATCAGAAACATTATCAATTGGAAATATTACTGATGGTACTGATATTGTAATTACAGAAAATGATAAAATTTATAGTACAGGTAGTTTTACAATAGAAATAAATGAAAGTACTTATTATGGCGCTATAAAAACATTAAATATTAATAATAATACATTTGGTTCTATAAATATGTTTGTAGGAAGGGATGGTGGCTCATCATTATCTTTAGACGGATATGGTATAGCTACATTATCATCAGATGATGTGTGTACATTATCTTCAAAAAATAAGACTGTAGTTAAAGTAGAAAATGATGATAATGTAATTCAAATTTGTTCAACTAGTTTTAATCCTGGAAGTGCTATTGAATTATGGGTAGGTAATGAAGAAGAATATCATAATCGTTTTATAAGAATTAATGAAACAAGTATGTGTTCAGTATTAGATCCTAATAATACATATCCAGGAAATCCAGGAATAGATCTTGGTGCAAATCAAGATGGATATCGTTGGGGATCTTTATATGCTGCTGATGGTTATTTTACAAACAATTTAACAGTTAATAATTTAATAAATTCAAATGGAATAGTATTAAGTGATGGTTGTAGTATTATTGGAACTACAAGTTTATTAAGTTCTGGTGGTAGTATTTATTTACTTGGAGGAGATGGTTATGATATTGGAGGTGAATTAACCATTGGTGGAGGAAATAGTTCAAATTCTATTGGTGGAAATACAGTTATCACTTCAGGAAATGGTTATGAATATCCAGGTGATATTGCTTTGTTTGCAGGAACTAGTTCAATTGGTTATGGTGGAAATATTCATCTTATTTGTGGTGATAGTGGATCTGGAGAAAATCTAGGTGGACGTTTACAGATTGAAGCTGGTGATGGTTATTATGGAGGATCTGTTAATATTTATGCTGGAGAAGGTAGTTTATATGGAGGAGATGTTTTAATACTTCCTGGTGCAGCTACTGATGGTTTAGATGGAAGAATTCTGTTTTTAGATTCTGAATTTAATCTTGTTGTTAAAATTGATAAAGATTGTGATATTGCACCATTAGAAGTTTATTACGATAGTTATTTTGCAAATAATGTAACAATTGGTGGAAAATTAACGGTTGATGGATTAATAGATCCAACAGGATTAGTATTAGTTGGTCAAAATTCAGTTCCTGGTGGAAATCCAGTTGATGGAAGTTCAACTTTATGGTTTAGAAATTCAGATGGTTATTTAATATCAACTGATAAAAATGGAAATGATATTGTAATTAATGGAATAGTTCCAGGAGCAGGAGATGCTAATAAAATAGTACAAGCCAGCTCTACTGGTAATGGAATTGATTATTCAATTATTGAATCATCTTTATCTAGTAGTATTGAAAATGATGGTCAAAGACATTTTAAACGTAATGATACTGTTGTTATTACAGATTATCCTTATTCTGCTTCTGATCATTATATTTCTACTACAGGATCTATTAATAATGGATCTTCTACTTTAATTGTTGCAGATGGTTCTGAATTATTAAATAATTATGGAATAGTTATTCAAGGTGCAGGATCTGCACATGGATTAAAAACACCTAATGCTCCAGAAGTTTTTCAACAAGGCACTACAGGAGCATCAACAGTAGAAGTTAAAGTAGTAGCAGCAACTCGTCATAGAGGCTATACAGTAGCATCATCTGCTACTACTATAGTAAATGCCGCAGCGGCATTTACTAAAACAAATTGGTTAGGAGTTTGGCCAGAAATTATTCCAGGTGCAACATGGTATTTAATTTATGTAAGAAGAGGTGGAGTTGGAAGTTTTACACTTAGAAAAGTTATTCCTGGACAAATAACATTAAGTTATTCAAATGCTACTGGATCACATAGACCTGTAGTAGTTATTGATTCTGAAACAGCCATTTCTACATTACCAATGTTTCCATTAACAGAACCTGTATCATCACAATCAAACTATTTAAGAACACGTATTATTTCAGGTGGTGGAACAACAAATCTTATAATTAATACACCTGCTAGAACTACAGTTTCTAGTTTAAATGTATATAATGATAATTGGTCTGCTATTACAGATGCTCTTGATTCTTTTCCAAAAATGCCAAATTCTCCAATATATCTTGGAGGAGATATTGAAATTCCACGTGGTGAATTTTTAATTTGGGATGATATACATGTAATGAAAACATCTTCAATTCGTGGACATGGTGGTAACTGGAATATTCCAATATCACAAATTAGACCTATAGATTCTCTTTATGGATTATCTATAGATCATAATAGAGATTGTCCTCAATGGACACCTGGTGTTCCTGTAAAACTTGGGGATTCGTTAAGACCAGCAAGATATTGGAATAATTTAACATATATTTGGGAATGTACTACGCCTGGTATAACTGGAACAACATATCCTACTTTTACATATACAGTTGGTACAACAATTACAGATGGAAGTGTTGTATGGACTTGTGCTAATTATAAAACAATTACAGCAGCTCAATCAATATTAGAACATTTTGGTTTAATAGCTTATAATAAATTATATATTGATGGTGTTAAAGCACCATTAATACCTGGAGCTTTTGAAGTTGCTGGAACAGAAATTGTTGCAAACTCAGTTCATAATACATATGCAACAGTGAAATTATGGACTCCTGGTGGAGATTTAGTAAGCGGTAGATATGTTGTACCTTCTGATGGGTATGAAACTGGTTTTAGATATAGGATTGGAAGTAGTGGAACTTCAGGATTAACAGAACCAATATGGAGTAAAATTCATAATTCGATTACACTTGATAATGGAATAAGTTTAACAGCTGAATGGATGCCTGTTATTTGGGGTGCTGGTATTTTAACATCAGCACAAATGTCAGCTAATCATGTATGTGTTACATTTTCTTCAGGATGGGCTTGGTTTTTAAATGGTAAAAGTAGTGGAACTGGAACAAATACAGATGGTGCTATATTTGATAATATTTCAGCTTATGAATGTGGTGGTGGTATTTATATAGAAGGTTATGATGCTAGTATTGCTACATTTAATAATGCTTTTGTAGGCGTTTGTGGAGCTGGTCTTGTAGATCTTGGATTTTATGGTTCGCGTTTTATGAATTGTTTTTGGGAGTCTAATTATAGAGGACCTCAAAATTCATTAACAGGAGTACAATCATGTTCTCGTTTTGATGGTTGCTATTGGGAAGATGTTGCATCTGCAGCACCTGATCATTATTTATATTCACCTTCTCATGGTAGTGGTGGGGTAATTGGAGCAGGTACATTAATTAAAGGAACTATGAAATGGTCACCATTGCCAAGTAGTAATGGTTTTAATTATGGTATGGTAAATTATAATCCAACATGTACTCATCCATTAACTTCGGTGATGTCATGGCCAGGAACTGATTATTGTGCTTTTGAAACATATACACAATCTGATGGAGCATCTCAACTACGTGGTCATTTACGATTTTTATTTAATTATACGACAAGAATTTGGAGTATGGGTTCTAGACAATATTCTCAATATAAAATAGCATATCAAATTGAACAAGGAAGTGCTCAAGGTGATATGTTTCAAGTTGATAAATTTCATTTAGGAGTAGGTAAATCACTACTTAGTGTTGTAAGTGGTGTACCAACAACTGGTTGCTATCAGGCTGGAGATTTATTATTATGGTCTAATCCATCTAGGTTGGCTATAAAAAATAAAACAACTGGAGGATATTGTGTACCTCTTAATGATGGATATTGGACAAATAATCAAGCTTATGGAGCTGCTTCATCTAACGTTATAAGAAATACTATCAATACACATATTTTTGCAATAATAACTGGAGGAACATCAGGATCTGTTGAACCAACATGGAATACAACTCTCGGAACTATCACAACAGATGGTTCTTGTGAATGGATTTGTTGGTCTACTTATGCCGTACCAGAATGGATTTCTCAACCAGCACCTAGTGCAGATATATATAATCTTCCAGATTCAGATGCTGGAATTGGTTATGCAACTCGTAGAGCGCGTACAACTACAACATATACAAATCATCATTCAATAACGCTTTCTGCAATAGATGCTATTAAAGGAGATTTAATTGAAATTCTTCGTGACGATTCTGGCGTATCTTATCATGCCTATATAAAAAGAGCAGATACTACACTAATATATACGTTAGATTCTAAAGGATCAGTTGAATTATTATTTGATGGTACAAATTGGATAGTATTAAGAGGATCTTCTTGGTTGTAAAATGTTTAATATATTTTATAAGTGAATATTATACATTATTTTAAATATTTTAGATATATAAGATTGTATGCAATTATTTTTAGATGCAAATGCTCATTTACCAATTCATCCAAAAGCTATTGATGCTTTTGTTCAATTTAATAAATCAATAGCAGGGCATGGAAACGCTATGGCTTCATCTCGTCCTGGACGAGAAGCAGCTTCTATAATCGAAGAATCGAGAGAAAAAATAGCAAAACTTATTGGAGCTAAAAATTCTAATCAAATAATTTTTACATCTACATGTACTCAAGCTTGTGAATGGGCTTTGGAAATTCTAAAATCTAGAAATTATAATAAAGTCTATTATTCAACAATTGAACATCCAGCGGTATCAATAAAATCTACAGAATTATTTGGTAATAATATATTAATTGTATCTAAAAATGGTGAAATTAATTGTACTTTTAATCCAGAACCTAATTCTTCAATGATTTGTATTTATGTTAATAATGAAATTGGAACTATTCAAAAAATATCAGATATAAAAGTTCCATTTTTCAGTGATATGAGTCAGGCATTGGGAAAAATTCCTATTAAAGTATCTAATATAAATAATCTTAAATTAGCAACATTTGGTGCTCATAAATTTGGTGGTCCAGTTGGAGTTGGAATTTTATATGTGCAAGATACTGATTGGTGGAAAGAATTTGGATCTGGAAGTAGGTATTATTTAGATCGTTCTGGAACACCTGATGCTGGATTGATATTAGCATCCGCTGTAGCATTAGAAGAAGCTATTAAAACTATATTATTTCGTTATGAAAAAGCTATATGTTTTAGTTCAGTATTAGAAAATGGACTTGAGGAATTTGGATTAAAAGTTATTGCTAAAAATTATAATAAAATACCTTATACATCATTTATAAAAATTGGTAAAAAAGCAGGTCCATATCTAATGTCTCAATTAGAATCAGATGGTATTTTTATAGGTCTTGGATCTGCTTGTGGAGCTATGCATACAGCTTCTAGTCCTATAATGTCTGCTTTAGGTGAAGGTGGTTTAGCACATGATTATATTAGAATTTCTCAATGGGGAAATTATGGCGAAGAAGAAGCTAAATATGTTTTAAAAGCATTAAAAAAATATATTCCAAAACATTGATATATTAATAATCATGGGTAGATATGTTAAAAAAGGAAATGGTACTAAAAAACCTAAAAAATTCTTTTGTGAAATTTGCAATGAATTAGATAAATCTACATTACAATATCATCATATAATACCAAGAACAGATGATGAATGTAAGGATGATTGGACTAATGTATGTGTAATATGTGCAAATTGTCACAATAAAGTTCATGAAGAAAAAATTAAGATTTTTGGAATATTACCATCTACTAATTTACCATATCAAAGAATAGTTGTATATGAAAAAAATGGTATAAGTAATATTCCGGGTATACAAGAAATTTATTATAAAAAGGTTTAATATGAAAAGAAGAAAAATGACAGAAAAAGAAACTATCGAATCAATTCTTAAATTAGCTAGAGAACAAGGAGTTGAAGAAAAGGTTAAAAATATTATTGTAAAATTTCAAGATGCTGTTAAAGGTGCAAAAAACGAAGAGCAACGTAAATGTATTGCCGCTCTTGGTATTGCAGAAATTCATAAAACTATTGGATGTGTTGGAAATTTAGTAGTAGATCATATTGAAATTATTCCAGAAAACACTTCTTATAAAGAAGCTATTAACGCTAGTAAATCATTAGTTAATTTGGATTAGGCATAATTAGTTATTCATTTTATAGGAAGTTAATATGGAAGAAGAAAAATATATTGGCAAAGTAATATGGTTTAATCCTAAACTTGGATTTGGTTTTATTTCTCGTGAAGGAGAAACAGATTTATTTGTTTATTGGTCAGATATAGTATGTGAAGGTTTTAAAACATTAAAAAAAGATCAAGAAGTTGCTTTTTCTATTGGTTTAAATAATTATAAACAATTAAAAGCTGTAGACGTTGTTATAATTTCAGAAGGTATTGGTGGTATATAAAAAACCAGAAGAATTATGGATAACTAATATTTCTAGAATAAAAGATGTTAATATATCCGATCTTTGTATTACTATTAAAAGTGGTAAAAGCATTAATTTACTTGGTACAACTATACATGGAAGATTAAAATATAATATTACCAAAGAACAAATAGAAAAAAGTATAAACACAGGATCTATTTATACAAGAAGAGATATTATTAGAATTAGAAAAGTTCCACCTGTTATTTTTAATATTAAAATAGATATAGCTAATACTACATCTCTCCAATCTTCTAGATTTGCTAGAAAACGCGCTGAAATTGAAGTGCCAAATTATCCAGATTTGGATGTTGAAGAATCATCTCAAGAAGAATTTGCAGCTGAAAATGCAGATTTTGAATTTGCAGATAGAGCACCTGTATTGCCAGTTGATCCGAAATTTAAAATACATGATGATGAATAATATAGCATAAGTACATGGGATCTACAAAATATATATTCGCTAATACTGGACAATTAGTTCGTTTGGTTATTCAAACACTTGATATTGATGGTTATAGAATTGATGGCTATATTCCAGTTGTACAAAATATAATATTTCCAGATTTTAGTGTGGCTGTTGGTTATCCAAGACATATGACTCAAGTTTACATAACTGGCGATGGATATGTTCCAGGTGTAGATGGTGATGGATATGTTTCAGGTTTATATATTCATGGATTATTAATACCTACAGGTATTACTGCTTTAGGTACTTATGTAGCTAATGTGTATTGGGAAAATAATGGCCAACCACAATGGGATTCTTTTGCAATTAATGTTGCAAGACCTTTTGGAAATTCATCCGTTTCACCTATTTAATCTTTGGTAAAATAATTATTATGCAAATTTAAAGGCTAATTAATTTGTATATTATTAATAGGAGTTTAATATGTCCATTCTTCCAAGATCAGAAATTATTCAGCCAGGTGATACTGTTGCTCTTAGTGCTAGATTTACCGGCCCTGAAGGAGAAGAAACTGATCTAGATCAATTTCCACGTGTTACTGTAATTCAACCTAATGGCGCTGTAGTTGTTGGACCTACTAGTATTGGTGTTACTAGAATAGGTGCTGGTCAATATAGCTTTAATTATAGTATAGGAATTTATCCTCCAATTGGTACTTGGAGAGATGTATGGAGAGGTATCCTTGCAGGTTATGAAGTTATAGGAGAGTTTACATTTACTACTTTTAATTCTCAATTGCCAGGTGTTAATACTGATGGAAATACACATCTAGGAGATGACCCTGGTTTTTGTTTTTCACAAAATGCTATTTTTAATATAAATAATGTACTAAAATCATTACGTGCAAGATTAAAAAGTAGTGGTAAATCAAGAAAAACTGATGAATATGGCAATGTGGTATATAAAGATTGTGATGTGTATACTGTAGATGAACTTGTGGCTTTTATTTGTCAATCACTTTCAGAATTTAATGAAATACCACATTTTACATTCTTTACATTTGAAGATACTCCAATCATTGAACAGTTCCATGATGTTTTGGTTCAAGGTGCTTTATATCTAGCTCTAGGTGCTCAAGCTTTAATCGAAAGAGGACGAGAATTTAACGTACAAGATAATGGCATTGGGTTCACTCCTCCAACAATATCGGATTTGTTAAATACGCAATATACTAACGAAATGACTAATTGGTATGAAAAAGTAAAATTGATTAAAATTAATATGAGAAGCTCACCGTTAGGACTGGGTTCTCTTAGCTTTACTGCTGGTGCTTCACCTCAAATTAGAAGGCTTAGAACATTACGACAAAGACAAATATTTTAATCTTGATATATTTTTTTTTTAAAAGGAATATATGAAAAAATATACAATAGAATATTTTCAAGATTTGGCATTGAAAAAGAATGGTAAATGTTTGTCTAAAGAATATATAAATGGTAAAACAAAAATAGAATTTCAATGTTTTTGTGGACATGTTTGGATAGCTGAACCAAGACATATTATAGAAGGTCGTTGGTGTCCAAAATGTGGTTGTCAAAAAGGAAGAAAATATGAAGTTGATCATGAGTTTTTTTCTAGTGATACTGAAAAAAGTTTTTACGTAGCTGGATTTTTAGCAGCTGATGGATGGAAAACTAGAAAGAGTAGTAGTTATGGTATTGGTTTGCAACTTTCTTCTAAAGATATAAATCATTTGAATAATATAAAATCTATATTGAAATGTAATTCTCCTTTACAATATATAAAACGTAGTGGTTATATATGCAATAATTACAAAATATCAAATACAGAAGCTTATTCTTTTATTTTTCATTCTGAAAAATGTTACAAAGATTTAGAACGTTTTAGTGTTGTTGAAAATAAAACCTATATAATGCGTTTTCCAGAATGGTTAAAAAATCATCCATTAGTTTATCATTACATGAGAGGTTATATTGATGGGGATGGTTGTTTTTCAATTGGTAAAAATAAAGGGCAAGACCCTCATATTTCATTTGCAATGAAAGGAACGAAAGAGTTTTTAGAAGTTTTTCATGAAGTATTATTGATTAATAATATTTGTAATAAAAATACAGAGCGTAGTGAATTAAAATATAAAGATGGTAAGAAATATTTAGCTTTTGATAATTTAAGATATAATGGGAATATAATAATATCAAAGATGTATGATTTTCTTTATAAAGAAGCTACTATATTTTTACCAAGAAAAGAAGAAATTGCAAAGAAGGCAAAAGAATATAGGGTTATTGGTGTTAGAAACAGAAAATCTAGAGTTAATACTTTAGGTTTTACCAAAGAAATTTTATTAGAAAAATTGAAAGAATTAGGTTCTGGGAAATCTGTAGCTAAAAAATATAATTGCACACCTGCTGCTATTTCATGGTGGGTAAGTTATTTGGGAGTTTCTAAGAATGAATATAACAAAGCTATCGGAGTTTTAGACAAAGAAGAAGTAGGTGAACTACCCTACCCTAACCTAAAGGTAAGGGCTTCTTGTTGAAAAAGGTTAAAACAAAGAAGAACAAGAAGAAGATGATGTAACTGAAGAACAGTGGTTTTCAGTGCATATTTTTGTAAGGTACTATGGATAAGTTATTGGAAAAATATGCTATTGGATTTGCCAAACAGGTTGGTGGTAAAGGGTCAAGAAATATTTTTAGAACAAGACCATCAATAAAACCACCAATATTAGAACCATTAAAAGTACCACATGCTACACCTTCTAATTTAGAACTTTTAGTAGATAGACGAGGGAAGCCATTATCATATCCTGTTGGTTTTGAAAAATTACCAATATCAGAACAAGTTAAATTACTAACTAATGCTAAAATAAAACAATATAAGCAAAACAGAATTGATAGAATAAAAAGATTTAATGAAGTTTATAAAACATTTAGCAAATCAATAACTAGTACAAAAAATATAGGTAAAATTTCCATATCAAATGTAATAGCTAATCTTAAGGTTTTATTTACAAATCCATTAGTTAATACAAATTATAAAAAAGGTATTATTGTTGCTGTTTCTATTGGAATATTATATAATTTATTTTCTGGTAAAAAAGTTTCTGGAAAATTAGAAGATACAAAAAAGATTGCAGATTCTATTAATAATTCTACTCAAGTTGGAATAAATATAAATGAAGCAATAAAATTAATTGAAGATATTAAACAAACACTTCAAGATAATACAGTGATATCTCTTTTTACTAATGTTCAAAATAATTTAATTAATGTATTAAAATTAAATGTTGATTTAGATAATCCTTCAAGTTTATCAAGTTATACAACCGCTGTACAGGTAGCTGAAGATTCTATTAATGTTTTATTTGAAAATCAAATAAAGATTGAATCTTTAATAGTTAATAAAGAACAATATAATAATTTAATTTCTTTACTTACAGGTTTTGTTCTTAATGTTAATGAAATTAGAAATTACACAATAGAATTAGAAAAAACAAGTAGTAATAATATTGATATAATTTTTTCTTATTCAACATATTATCATAATACAATTATAAAAAAAGCAATACTACCTATTGGAGCTATTGTTGGTGGTGCGATGTTTGCTAGTATGATTTTGTCTGTCTTACATAATCACAGTGCAGAAATTAATGAGGTAAAAGAATGGTTATCTGATATGTCAGAATTAATTACTGATCAAAGGAAAGATGGTTTTGGTGATTATACAAAAACATTTGAAGATTATGACAAGAGTTTAAAAACTGTAATATTATTAATTGATCAAATGATCAAATCAACAGTTAATGAAAATGATATTTCTTTAATAGAGAAAATGGAAAGTTTTATATCTGCATCAGAAAATATTTTATATAAAGGAAATGAAGTTTCTGGTGCTTTAAAGAATTTAGAATCTATATGGGGTAAACTTGGGAATATAGTTCAGCCATTTTTTGGTGCAGGATTTGATCTTAGTGATTATAATCAATTTAATACAGCGTTAGGGGCCATAAATGGAAGTTTATCAATTTTAATTACTAAGATAAAAGATGAATTAGTTAAAAAACAATTAGAAGCTCAAAAAACCACACAAGTTTCAAGACCTACAAGTTCAATTGAACAACTTTCTGGTATTATTTTGTAAGGAGTTATATGTCTGATGAAATAATTACAAAAGGATTACCTCATAAAAAATTATTACCTATTATTGAAAAGATTCGTAAAAAGGTTTTAAATCATGATGTTGTTAAAGATATTTTTGATAAATACAATTTAGATAAGGAAGAAATTAATTTAATTCCAATTTGTTTTGCTAAAATACCAGTTTCTGCTCGAACAGATCATGGAATTATATATATTAATATAGATTTATTAAAAGATGATGATTTTGAAAATAATAATGATCATTATTTAGCTCATGAAGTAACGCATTTTGCACAACAGACAACTGGAACTAAACCAACACCAGGATCTGATGATGATAATTATCTTGACAATCCTGTAGAGCAAGAAGGATTTCAAAATCAAACAAAATATATTTCAGATACAAAAGGTGAAGAAGAAGCTGAAGAATATATTGAAAAAGTATTAGATCGACATAGAGATAATTCAGTTGATGATAAAAAACGAAATAATAGGAAAGAAAACTTATTAGCTATAGCATTTAATTCTGAGTTATTTTATCAATTTTGTTCTAAAAAGTAGATGGATAATTTGGTATATCTGGTGATATGATATGTACATCACCAATTAAAATTTGGACATTTGATAGTTCACTTCATGGGGTTAAAACAGTTATAGCTCATGGAGATGGATATTCTATTTCTTTAGAATGGTATAGATCTTATATTTCGCCATCAAATTGGGATTTGGTTTATAATATTTATTTTTCATCAATAAAAGAAAGTATTTTTACAGAAGGTGTAAAATTTGTAGCACCAAATAATATTTTATCTATGATTATACAAGATGGTTTTACACCTGGTAGTATTTATTATTTTGCTGTTCGTGCATCTGGTCATGAGCCTGAAACTTTAAGATTTAATGAGCTTCCTAACATAAATGGGTTTTACATATATCCGGAAGCTGCTTTAAGATATAATATTTCAGCTACAGATCTTATAATTCCACTTAATGATGCTGATGGATTTCCTTCTACTGGAATTGTTTTAATAGGGGCAGAACCAATTTATTATTCTTCGGTTGATTATGTAAATGGATATTTAATTTTAGATGGTTATGATCAACGTGGAGTTTATGGATACGAACCTAGAAGTCATACAATTGATGGATATGATGGTTATCATTATTCTGATGGAATTGTTCGTCTTTGGAAAGGTTTTGAAGATGGAAATAATGTAATAGGTTTGGATGAAAATAAATTTGAATTTCAATATGCACGAACAATAGTAGATGGTTATAGAGAACGTGTAGATATTTTAACTGGAAATAGTAATTTAGCAGTAGTAGATGCTGCCAATTCAGATTTTCCAAAATATGATAATACTGGTTGGGATCGTAACAGTGTATCAGATTATATTGCAGGAAGATGTATTGGTACATATTTCGGAGGGGAGCTTGGTTGTGCCGATGGAGAATGGGGTGTTGGTAATGCTATTCGTGGCATTGGTGTTCAAGAACATATGAATATGAGAGAAGAATATTTACTTGAAAATACTGGTGAACCAGTTGTTTTGTTTAGAAGAAAATGGGAAGGTAAACAATCACAACATTATGATTCTACTAGAGAAAATACAACTTACCGTGGATTAGATAATTATGGTACGTCTATGGTAAATGGATATGATCAATATTATAATTCACGAAGAAGTGATGGGAAAATTCTTGTACGTTTTGGACCTACAACAGAAGATCTTAAGAGAGAAGATCCTGGTATTGAAAATACTTATATTCCAAAGTGTTGGACATTAGTTACACCATCAGTTCAAGATGGTGATTTTATAATTAGATTTAATAAAGATGGTTCTGAAGAATGGAGATATGAAATTATAGATGTTGAGAGAAATAGAACATTATTAGAAGATTCTGGTTTACAAAAATTTACAGCTATAAGAGTGCGTAAGACAGATCCTATTTATCAAGTTCGTTCTTTTAGAGATACTAGTACAATGCCATCAGAAATACTTACAACTATTGGTATGATGTTAGGGCCTAATGGTATTTTAATTCCACATATGCATCGTGTAAAAATTTCTGAGAAAATTATTAATATTTCTCAAATAAATCAGATAACGAGTAGTGAACAAGGTCATGGACATGCTGTTGTAAATGGAATTGTAATAGATTTATTTTCTCATAGTCATCAAATTATTATGCCTTAAGAAACCTGTAATATTGGAGTATTAGAATATGGTCAGAACTAGATTTATTGGAAGTGGACGTGAACGAGAAGGTGGGTATTCAGCTACTCATAATCAGAATTTCGTTGCACATTATAATGGTGGTGATTTTAGACATGATGCTACTCAAATAGATTTAAATCCTGTACTTCCTGAATTTACATCGACAACATTACAAGGAACATTAGAAGAATTAGCTTTTAGTGGTCTTAATGGTGGTTTTATTACTATTGGAGATGGTTATAATACTCTTCCAAAAGAAGATTTATATTATGCATTTCAATGGGCTTTTGCCAGAATTAGAATCAATGGTATTGGTGGAATTATTGTAATTAAACCTGGTGATTATATTTTAAGAAAAACCGTTGAGGTTCCTAAAGGTATTACTATTTGGGGAGAACCAGGTGGAGCTAGAATAGTATCAGAAGTTATTAATGGTCCAGCTTTTAAATTTTTATATTCAGAAGATATTGAAAATCTTGGTATACATGGTCTTGAAACAATAATATCTACAAAAATGAGTAGACTTTGGAATATAACCATATTTGATAATAAAGACGGAAATGTAAATAGTGGAGCACCTTCTTGGACTAATGGACAATTAATACAAATGGACGAAGGGTGCGAATTATTATTAGAAAATGTTACAATTATTGGTCGCGTATATGGTGGAATAACAACTCGTTATGGTATAAGAGTTGTTACACCTGTTTCACCAGCACCTGTTAGTACTCCAACAATTCTTCATTTAAATAAATGTTATATTGATGGTGTTAGTACAGCTATAAGATTTGCACCAACTAATGAACCTCATTTATCAGAATTACGTGTAGAAAATTGCAGGGTAAGGACTATAACAACAACAAATACTGGTTATTTTATTTCAACTTGTATTGGTAAAATTTTTATTCATAATAATTATTATTTTGCATATACTTTAACAGGGTATACAAAATATGGATATTTTTTAAATCTGATAGCGCAAGCTGTACCAGTTGAAAATGCATTTGTTAGTTTGATTGGAAATAAAGGTAGTATTTTTATAACTGATAATCCTGATTCAAATGAATTAATGTCTCGTACTAATTATATTCTTGATTCAAGGGTTGTTAAATGGGCTTTTATATTATCTGATGTAGGAAATTTTTGGGGATCAGTTAAAAGTAATCCATGGTATATTACAATAGGTGATGGTATACATTCAACTGGTGATTTTACAGGAACAGATTCTCTTGAATTAGTTAATTCTTTAATAAATACAACCGCGCTTGGTATTTCAAGTATAGATGAAAATTATCTTAGTAGTAGGGGTGAACAGATTATTATTGTTAATCCTGGAACATATACTGTTAATACTCAACTTAAAGTTGGAAAAATTATTGGAAATATTAGTACTAGTAGTACATATGGAACAAGTCGTAAAGTTATTATTCAATTAAATTCTGATATTCAAAATTTAACTTCTGGAGTTTATACTAATTATATTGGTAAAGCAGAAAATATTGAATTTGTAGCAATTAATCATCCTCAACAAATTATTTCTAATTTACAAGATGTTCAAGATTATAATATTTTCAAAAATGTTTCATTTATTAATTGTACTGTAGGTATTGAAAATACAAAAAGTGCCATTGTAGAAAATTGTAGATTTGAACAAACCGGAGTATTTAGTGATATTGTTAATTTAGATATATTATCAAGTTCTTGCTATGTTTTAAATTGTTATTTTAATGGTTATGGTTATGGTTTTAGAGTTAACAATGTTAATGCTTATGTATCTTTAGAAAATTGTATATTTAATCTAACCGCTAGTGGAATAAGAACAAAATCAGCTATTACAAATCAAAAAAGTTATATTTTTATAAATGCTTATAACGTATTTATAGATAATATAAATATAAACAGTCCACAAGTATTAGTATCTGCTAGTTTATTAAATTCTGTAAATTATTATAAATATCACACTAATATTACAGGTACAAATTCTTTAGTAATTAATAATAGTAATATTTCTGGACCAGATCAAAAAGGTTTATATGTAACAGGTGATTTTTTACATTCAATTATTTGTTGTTATTTATCATCTGAAAAATTAATAGAATTAAATAACAACAAAATAATTGGTGGAATTCCTGTTTATATTTATGATTTTAGTGTTAGTAGTGGTTCTGGAATTATTGGTGGTAAAATTAATATACATGGAAATGAAATTAGACATCATGATATTCCAACTAATGGTATAAGTAATGTATTATGTATAAAAACATCTACTGCAGGATATTCTAATCATACAATGTGTGTTGGCAGTGTTCTTTCTGATGAAGAAGGTCAAATATCTTCTTCATCTATTAATATTTCTGATAATAAATTTATTGGAGTTTTAACAGGAACGAATGTAAGACCAATTGATGTAAGGTCTGAATATGGAACTTTAATTGGGTGTTTGGTAAATATAATGGCACCTGGTTGGAATGTTAATTTTAATTCAAATGATGTAAATTATTCATGTCATGATTATACTCTTGTATATCCTAATGGCACTGCTATGACTGTTAATATAATAAGTGCCCTAGGAATAAATACTTATTATGCGGGTATATATTCTATAGTAAAAGTTATAAATAATACTATAGAACATAGAAACACTGGAATACTTACACAATATCATTGTGCAACATCTATAGTAACTAGTGGTATTGCAAATATAAATAGTAATATGATTTTATCATGGTATTGTAATGTTGGTACTTTAGCAAATAATTTTATTCAACTTAATGCTACAATGAATGGTAGTTTAATTTGTGGAAATTCTTTTAATTCTAATTATAAAGTTTCTATGACTGAACCAATTTTTGTAGTAGGTGGACATGGTATAGTCTCATCAAATTGGTTTGATATTGATGATGAAACAATAATTTTAGATGGGTCAGGAGCTAGTGATTGGATTTTAACATCAGAGAATTATGGTAATTATGATTTTTAATATAGTAGGTGATTTATGGAACAAACATTTTTAAATATTTTTACAACATCTGTTTTTATTTTCTCACTTGTAATTGCTATTATGGTTTTGATTTTAAGAAGAATAGTAGAAACAATAATAAAGAAAATATCTTTTATAATTCCTGATAAATTAGAAAATCATATAATATTTTTTTGGAGAGAATGGATATTAAGAGGTCTTCCACTTTTAGTTGGTGGTTTGTTAGCATATCTTCTTAAAGATTATCCATTTCCAGAAGAATTTGTATCTAGTGATTCGGCGCGTACATTTGTAGGTATTATTGCTGGTTTAGCTAGTAGTAAAATTTATGGATTTGCTAAAAAATCTATCGATCAATATTTACCAAATTCAATTAAAGAAAAAATTAATAATGTAAACATATTAAAAAATGATATTACAGAAAATGTAGAAGAAAAAGAGTAATTAAAAAGGAACGTAAATGACAACTTATCCTTCAGCAATTGATAATGATGTAAGTGTAGTTAGGATTGATGATAATTTATCTGAACTTGGAACTACTGCAATAAACCAATTAAGACAAGCTGTTTTTTCTATTGAAAAAACAATTGGTATAAATGTGCAAGGTTCAAAAACAAATTTAAATGATCGTATTTCTGTTTTTATCAATGCTGATGGAACTCCTAATTTAACTGGTTTAGGATTACCGACATTTCCAATTGATAATAATCAAATTGCAACAAATGCAAATATAATAGAATCAAAACTTAAACTTGATTTTGGAACTTCAAGTTTAAATAATAGAATAGAAACTTTAGTAAGTTCTATTTCTTCTATTCAATTAAGTTTATTAAATCTTAATCTAAATATTATAGGACATATAGCAGGAACTTCATCTAATCATAATGCTAGTGCTATTATGTTAGATGGTGGTTTATATACTTTATATGAAAAAGATGGAACTCCAAGACCATCGGTTAATGTAGCATCTGCATTAGTAGAAATTAATAACGAATTAATTGGTCATGAAAATGAAATAACAAATGCTCATGTAGCTAGCGCTATTGAAGTTGATTCTTCAGAATTTTTAGAAATTCCAGTAGATAAAACAAATGTACAATCTGTATTTAATTATTTAGATCAAAGAGAAACATTATCAGCTGGTCTTGATAGAGCTACATTACATTCAAATGGAATTTGTCGTACTGCTAGAAATGATAATTTATCTGGTGATGGATATGGAATGAATGTTGTTCCATTAACATCAGTATATGTTTATTTAGCAATGCCAGATCAAACAGATCCAAATGACACAATAGCTAATGGTGATGATATTGTTGAATTTATACCATCTCAAGAAGATATTGATAGTTATTCTTTTGATGAAAAATTTGGACGTGTTTTAGTTGGTGATATTGTACGTATAACATATCCAGTTTGGTCTGGATATGATGGTTATATTTGGGATGAAGGAGAAGATGGATATATTTGGCAGGATGGATATTCGTATGTATCTGAAGATTTTCCAATTAAATCAGTTTCTCATGAATTTGTACCTGAAAGAAAATGGGTAGTAAGAATTAATGCATATAATTTGGTAAATGTTATAGATGGATATGCACGTGCAAGAATTGATAAGTCTAAATTTGATACAAATACATGGGGTGTATTTGTAGCTGCTGGGGCATATCAAAATATATTTCCTGTTCTTCCAGGAATTTCACCATATCCTGATGGAATTATTTTAGGTAATCCAAGAGGAGCTGTTGCTGTTGGATTAGGGTTTGATCCTGGCCAATTAGATTCTACTCATTATAATCTTTATTTAAGATTATATTTAGATACTACATTAACATCATTTTCAAATTTGCCACCTATAGATGTTACAGGAGATGCAGGAGCTAGTTGTGGAAAATATACAATAGATAGAGTTGTTGAAGAAACAAACAAAGCATTTAGAGCCGCTGGTTATAATTACAGATTTATTGCTTTTAATCAAAAGGGTGAATTTGGTATAATGTTAGCAGATTTTTATAATGAATCTTCTTTTTCTATTATAAATGGTGTTGTTAGTGGTGATACAATAATTCCATCTATTTATACACAAAATGTTATTGGGGATGCGTATGATGGCAATGATCCATTAGGATTGGGTTTATCAAGAGCTGGTTTTGCATCTCCTATAAATACAACTTCGTATTCAGGACCACAATCAGCTTCTAATTTATCAACGTTTATAATTAAACCAGTAAAATATCGTTATGCTGTTATTAATGGAACAAGAAGGGATTTAGTTGGTTCTAAAAACTTTGTACAAGGTGATGGATATTTATTAGCAGTAGTTAATGATGTAAATATTGTTGATGGATCTCAAGTTGTCCAATATGAAATTAATGCAGATTTAAGATCTGAAGGTTTAAAACCTGGTAAAACAATTGTTATACAATCAATAAATCAAAATGACCCAAGTATTATTGGATATGGAAGATTTATTATTGGTAAAGTATCTTATAATGCTCCTTGTGATATTGTACAAACTACAACTATAAGTGTTATAAATGGTGTTCATTCTGATGATATAGATATAGCTTTAGGAGCAACATCTTCAATAGGAGATATTGTAAGAATTTATTTCTCAGACGATTCTGTTGGTTTTAATACTACACAACTTGTAAATGTTCCTGGTGATTATCATAGATATCATGAAATATTTATTAATAATGAAGGTCATACATTTGGAATAGAACGTGCAAGAATTTTAAAAAGCACTCAAACCGTTATATTATTTGATACATTAAAAGATAATTGGAGAATACGTAATGTATCTAAAAAAATAATAGGATATCAAACAGATCCTTCTATATATAGATATTTTGTTAGATTATGTCTTAGAAATTATAATTCATCTACAGGTGAGTTTGATGGTTATATAGGTGAACCAAATGGCACTTCTAATTTAATAAATATTGGACCTATTACTAAAGGTACAAAAGACAATGTATTAAGATTCTATGATAATACATATATAAATTATATTGATATTGAATATCGTGAAGATACCATTAATCCTGGAACTATTGTATGTACTACAGAACCAAGAATTATAGATATTGAAATTTTTCCAACAGCTTCAAAAAATGATGAATATTTCTTAATTGCAGGTGTAAGTCATAGTAGTAATCATGTTATGTCTATTACTGATTTAAGAGAATTTGGAACGGTATCAGAAACGAACCTATCAGATTCTGCTATTGAATTTATACAATCTGGTGAACGTTATTTACATGCTAATGGTATTGTACGTGGATTCGAATATAAGGGTGTTGGTACAGGATCTACTGGGAGATCTCTTTTAACATTCTCAGGTGGTTTAGCATTAGTAAATGGTTCATTTGTACCAATGGATTCTTACAGTGTAAAATTACCAGAAATTAAATCTAGTATTAGTGATACTGTAGAATATTTTATTTGTATTACTAAAACAGGTCAATTAAAAGCAATAGTTAAAGATGTAGGTGTTCAATTCTTTACAACTTCTGGCACTCAATATTTTATTGAAACTTTAAGTTTTAAAGATATTATTGATACTAGAAAAGATTTAACAATCATAGCTAAAGTTATAGCTGATTTAACTAGTACTTTTATATTAGAATCAGTTACTGATGCTCGTAGATTTATAACAAATCAAGATTTAGGATCTTTTACATGGTGTAATTGTGATGAAACAGATGGATATAATGCAAACTTTATAACAGTTGATTCTTTATGTAACTGGGTTAATGAATATGGACTTACTCAAGTTAAAGTAAAATATGTTAAAGTTAATGATACAGAAATATATTTATCTTTTGATAATTATGTAGAATTAATTGGTGGAACTTATGAATTAAATAGTAACATTGGTTTGGTTTTTACTAAAGGAAATTGCAAGATTAAAGATGCAAAAGTATTTTATACACCAAGTACAACTCTTAGTTCAATAAATATTTTTGGTTTGAATTATAATTATGGAGCATTTGTTGCAAAAAGTATTATTACTCCTGCTACAAATATAGAAAATTTTATAATTGAAAACTCACATTTTTATAGTTTACAAAGCACTCCAAGACCACCATTTGTTTCATGTTTTGGAACTACGAATACTTTTAAAAATATAACTTTTAGTGGAAATATTTTACAAGATTCATCAGATTATGCAAAAAAGAGTTTAGCATATGCTTTTATAAATATTAATGGTGCAGGATCTTTGAATTATCCTACAATGTCTAATATTATAATTGAAGATACAAAGATAGATGGTTATCAAGGATTATTAATATCAGGACATGCTACTACTTCTGGTAATGGTTGGATTAATCCTACATATTGTAATATTGAAAATTGTGTTATTCGTAATAATCAATTAGGTTTAATTGGATTTAATATAATAAATAATTCATTAAATAATCAAATACACATATTAGATAATCAATCCAAAGTAATTATAAGTGGTATATTTGCTACTATAAATAGTTATGGAAAATATGCCGACTCAATTGATTATTATGAAGAAATTTATGGAGCAGAATATATTATCAGAGGAAATACAGTTGAATTTATGAAAATAAATTCTGTTGAATATAATTGTATTATTTCGGAAAATACATTTGTTGTACATGATAGCATATTATTTAATCAAATAGTTACAACTTCAACCACAAAGAGATATGCATTAGTTGTTATTGGAAATAATCCAACATATAATAATCAAATTATTTGTGCAAATAATATTATAAATGGTAATTCAAATACTTCATTACAATATCTTTATGCAATGTATATTATTGGAAGTTTATCTATTACTGGAAATAAATGCAATAATATTTTACATGGTATTTATGCATCAGTTAAAACAAATAATAATTTAATAATTGGAAATACATTAAAATCAATTAATATAACTGGTTTAACAAGACCTATATATGTATTAGGTGATGGTCATGGATTTATTTCTACAAATTGGTTTGATGTTTCTGATAGAAATAATATTATATCTGGTACATATCCAGAAAATTGGATTGTATCTTCAGAAAACTTTGGTACTTTTGATTATCCATAAAATATTAAACAATAATATATAAGCAATATTTTAGTATTATTTTATGACAACTCCAGGAACTGGAAATCTTGTAAGGCATGAACTGTACAATATACATAATGTTGTACAGAACGCGCTTACATCTTATCCTAAAGAATTAGTTATAGGAATCCTTAGGGAAGAGTTTGCTCAAGATACATATTATAGATATGTATCTGATGAATTTGGATTTCCAAAAGTAGTTGATATTACAGATTTACCACAAGATGCTGGATATAATGATAATCTAACAACTAGAATTTATATTGGAGAAGCATGTCATTTTGATGCAATATTCTATCCTGCTATTTTGGTAAAAGTATCATCTGCTAAATATGTTCCAATTTCAATGAATAGAAATAAAGATATAATTGAATATGAAAAATATTATATAGATGATGGATATGGAAATTTTAGATCATATTTTACTCCTAAATATATTGATTTATCAGGAGCTTGGGAAGGAACTTTAACAATAGATATATTAACAAGAGATATTTATTCTAGAGATAATCTTGTAGATATTTTGATGTTAATGTTTGCTGATATAAGATTTGAAAGTTTTAGAAAGGCTGGTTTATTAATAAAATCTGGTCAACCAAGTCTTGGCGGAGTTTCCGAAGGTGAAGATCGTCAACAAGATAAACTTTATAAAGCTTCTATTAATGTTGATTTTCGTAGTGAGTGGAGAAGATTAATACCAATAGATGGAATAATTGAAACAATAAATTTTTGTATAGATTTTAGAGCATTCAATACTACTGAATTTCAGAATATAATAGTTCCTGATTTAGAAATTAATCAAAAATTATCTCTTTTGGATCAAATTGAAATTTTGTAATGCATATCTACGTATTAGTTTATGCAAAGCTAATAGTAATAGTTTAACATATAATAAGGCAATAATAGCTTTGAGAGGATTATAAATGGCCAATATTCCAGGTGCAACAAGTGTAGTTCCAGGCGTGTATTCAGAAACAAAAACGCTTCAGCGTAGCGTTAGTGTACCAACTGGTTCTCGCCTTGCTTTAATTATAGGTGAAGGTTTGAAAGAAGAAACCTTAGTTGGTTCCGCTAACGGTAACGGAAACGATGGTTTCAATCCAACTTACACATCTTCAACAGGCTCTGATGGACGTCACTTTTTATTAGGTATAGGACAAGATGTAGTAGCTCCTGTTGTAATAAATAGATCTAGATTGTTCAAAAATGGAATTGAACTTAACCTGTCAGAAGATGTGGTTGATTTATTATCATTTGATTCTAGATTTGATGCTAGATTAGATCCTGAAACTGGGCAAATCGAATTGCAACCAGCTTCACTTGTAAGACAAACAGGTGATCAATATTATAAATCTTCTACTAATAATATTGGGAATGGTACTATTTCTAATCTGACATTAGTAGATATTAATTCTCCACCTGAAACTTGGACTATACGCTGTACAAGTGTTAGAAGAGATGGTGGTGGAAATCCAATGGATGGATATGCTAAATTTATTGCACGTGGTTCTGAAAGTGGAATTATATTAGATGGATATGGAAATCAAATTTTCTGGCAATCTAATGGTTCTATTATTAGTAATACTATTTTACGATTTTCTATTTTAGAAGGTGTATCAACATTCCAAGAAGGTGATAGTTTTATAATTCAAACTACTGGTGGTCCGTTGGTTAGAGGTGATAACTTAATTGCAAAATATATTTCAGTATTAGATTTAAACGATCCGGAATTCTTTACAGATCTAAATGTTTTAGTAGCAAAACATGGGCAACCAACTGCTGAAAATAGATTATCTCTAGGCTCTCAATTAGCATTTGCAAATGGTTGTCCAGGTGTTTTTGCTATACAAGCAAAACCATCTATTCCAAGACGTATATCTTATACATTAGTAGAATCAGCTGTTGGAAATACAGATCCTGAAGAATTTATATTTGAACTTCCATTAAATATTGTACCAGATGTTGATTCTAATATTAACTTCTTTATAACAAGTATTTCATCCGGAGTAGAAACTCAAATTATTCCAAATAAAGTTGATTTTTATAATCAAGATTTTAGGGATGATCCAGAATCTTTTATTACTAGTGCTGCTTATGATTATTCTTATACTGTGATTGTAGATGATGCTGTTGAAAAAACTGGATATGATGGTTATTTAGTTGTTACTAGTACAACAACTGCAACATTATATAGTGCAAATGTTCAATTTGGAAGTGAGGATTCTGGTAAGAATTTGCAAATTGAAAATTCAACAAGTGGAAATGATGGTCAATGTAATATAGTATCAGTTATAAATGGTATATTACAATTAGAAAGTTTATCACCAATGTTTGGTATAACTGAAACTGGTGTAGATTTCTTTGTATTAAATCCTTTAACAGAAAGTTGTAGAATATTAATAACTGATGATATTGTATTAAGCGCTGGTGATAGTTTAAGAGTAACTATAGTAGATACAAATGATGCAGATTTCTTTGATGCTGGTTGGGTAGAAGCTTATGATTCAGCAGAAAAGATTGAAGTAGACATAGTAGTACCACTTCCAAGTCAAACAATTAGTGTTATTTTACAAAATGGTAAAGTTCATGTCGAAACCATGAGTAATATCAGAAATAGAAAAGAACGTGTATTGTTAACCGGAGCAATAAGTGGATTAACTCCTGCAAATGTACTAGGTACACAAGATGCTGCTGTTGAAGATATTGGTATTCTAGAAGGAATTCAAGGAGATGATGTTTCTGAAATTCTAGATGGAATTACTGAAGATTTAACAAATTATGATGTACAAAATGCTTTTGGAGATAGTTACAGAGTTGTATATTTTTATCCAGATCAGATCGTTATACAAGCTGGTTCTAATAATGAGCTTATGGATGGTTTCTTTATTGCAGCAGCTGCAGCAGGATATTTTTCTGGTAATACTGCAATTCAAGAACCATTAACTAATAAGACTTTATCTGGATTTTCTATTTTAAGAGATAAGATGTATGCTCCATTAGTTCAAGAAAATATTTCTAAATCTGGTATTACATTGTTAACACCAGTAGCTGGTGGAGGAAAGGTTGTATGGGGAAAGACAACTACAATTAGTCTTGAAGCTACAGAAGAAGAAATTAGTATTGTATTTATTAGAGATAATATTTCCAAAACTATGCGCAGAGCATTTTTACCTTATATTGGAAGAGCCGAAAGTATAACAATGAAAGCTACATTATTTTCAATAGCTCAAGGATTAATGAAGTCATTTATACAACAAAGATTAATTACTGCATATGATGGTTTGGTAGTAAATAAAGATTCAGTTGAGCCAAGACAGTGGAATGTATCAGTAGCGGTACAACCTACATATCCTACTAATTGGATTTTCATTGCAATTAATGTTGGGCGTTTAGATTAATTTGAAGTTGAGATGATTTAAGGTTAAGTTATAATAAATTTGACCTTAATAAAAATTCTTTATTTACAAAAAAAAATCAAGTAATACTATAGTACAAATTAGGCATAAGGCAATATAAAATATAGAGGGTAATAAATGGTAAATTACAGTCCACACACAGAATCTCAATTAACAAGTTCAACTGGTCGTAATGCTACTAGAACAGGTGTTAGTACAAATATTATAATCAGTGTAGATGGTAATCCTGTTGGTGCCGTTACTAAATTATCAATCTCTGAAAGTCGTCAAATTGCAATGATTGATGAGGTAGGAACAGATGGTCATGTAGATTCAGTTCCAAAGTCTTCAACAAGTATTTCAGGCAGTTGTACTAGAACAAGATTTGATAATCTAAGAATTGCAGCAGCTTTTTCTCGTGGATTTGTTCATGTATGTGCACAACGTGTTCCATTTGATATTTTAGTATTTGATATATTTGCAGCAGAAGAAGATTCTAACAATGCCAGTCTTAGTGGTATTACAGGTCATATGATTACAACTGAGATTAAAAATGTGTGGATTAATAAAATTGATGTAACATATAACTCTGGTGATTTTGTTATTGTTGAAGATATGGGTTGGGAAGCTGAACAAATATTTTCTTATCTTACTGATGGAAATTCTGCATATGCAGGATCAGCTACTTCGGCTCGTAAACTTCGTTCTATATTTACAGATCCCTTTGAACAACAAGCTGATACTGGTAAGAGACGAGGTGCTCTAGATGCAGCTGGTCTAATTAATGCGGTTGAGTCAGCATAATAATTAAAATTTTAATTAAAATAATAAAACCCACATTATAAATTTGTGGGTTTTCTTGTTTAATTTTCTTGATATATTAAGATAGAGAAGATCTAAATTTTTTAGATTTATAAATAAGGATATAATAAAATATGGTAAATATACATAGTTCTATTGGAAGTAATAAACAACGTAGTGGATCTGGTCAACAACAATCTAATCGTAATTGGAGTATTCCAGATGGACAAGATGATACAGAAAATTATGCAAATATACCAAATGATTTTACACAACAACCTACTAGACAAATGATAAATCCAGCAGAAGTTGCACATAGACGACAAATAGCTATGGAGAAATCTGAACAACAAGAACAAAAATCTAGTAAAGAGGCAATGCGTAGGGTTGATTTTATAACTGGAATTGGTAGAAAAACAAAAGAAGTACCTATTACTGATGATTCTACTACAACTGTTTTTACTTTAAGATCTTTAAAGTCATTTGAACAAAACTGCTATGCACAAGCAGTTGAACAAGCAGAAAGAATTGTATTATCAGATGGTAGAACTACATTCAAACCAACAAGTTTATATAATATGAAACTTGTAGCATTATCTTATTCATTATTTATGATTGATGGACAGCTAGCGGATCTTGTATTAGGTACATTTGATTTATCTTATGAAGAACAAATTGAAGCTAAAAAAAGTTTAATATCTGAAATGGATGGTGCATTAATAGATCATTTATTTAATAAGTTTGATGAATTAAGTACAGAGGTTTATGATGGTTATATACCAAAAACTCAAGAACAAGTTAAGGAGGTAATACAGGCAATCAATAAAAGTAGTTAGAACTCCAGAACATCAATTTATAAGATTTTTAGTTAAAACTTTCGGAAAATTACCAGATGATTCTTTTTATGAGAATATTAACCCATATTTAAGAGTATGGTTATATGAGAGTTGGATTCATGATATGGAATTAGAAGATGAAAAATTGAGAAATCAAGCAATATTTATTGGTTCTTTTTCTAATCCTGAAATGGCACAAAAGATTATTAAATCTGATAAACCTGATTTTGAGGCAACTGATTCAGAAGAAACCGCAAAAGATATTCATAAAGAAATTGTTAAAACTGAAAAACAAACAAAACGTAAAAAACGAAAAAAACATAAGGTGGTTGATTAATGGCTGATGACGTAATTTCTCTTGAAAAATTAATAGATTTCGCTAAAACATTAAGTGGCGATGCTTTTGATTCGGTAAATAGATTTGTTGAAGGTCTTAAAAATTTAGGTCAAACAACTACTAAAACCTCAGATGTAATAAAACTTTTAGGTTATGAATCTGGTAGTCAGTTTACTGCTATGGCTAATGGTTTAAAAACAGTTACTGAAAATTGTGAAGAAGCTTTTGATAGATTTGGAGTATTAAAACAATTTGGAAAACAAGCTGCTGAAACAATAACAGAAGAATATAAAAAACTTACTTCACAAATGAATATTACATCTCATGGGTCGGTTACAACTGGAGTTACAATGGCTATGGGGTTAGAACCCCTTATGGGAATTATACCAAGAGTGATTACTGGAGTAGGTAATATTGGACAAGCTGGGTTTGAAGCAGGTTCAAAAATAAGCACAGCATTTGAACCTTTTTCTACAATATTCCCTAAGGGTGTTGCTGAAATGATTAAAGGAGCTGATGCTGCATATCTTATAAAAAGTAAAGTTTTAGAAGCAGCAGCTTCTCAAGGTCGTTTTAGTGATACTATTGATGCTACTGGTCATGGTTTTAAAGATCTTAATATTCAATATAATGATTATGTAATGTTATCTTATAAATCTGCTCAAGCTACTGGGCAGACTATATCTTCTATGAACGAACTTCAGGATAGTTTAAAAGCTATTCCAGGTGCGTTGAGTGAGAATATAACTGTAGGAAATGTACAAATGAATCAAATGGTTGCTACTTCAAAAGTAGCAGCCGCTTTTGGCAAAACTCAAGAAGAAGTTGCTTTAAAATATAATGAATTATATACCAATATGGGTGTAAGTGGTCAAGCGGCATTTGAATCATTATCTAATATATATAAACTTGCAGCAGATTCTTCTAAATTACGTGGAGCATTTGTTACAACAGTATTAGATATTGCTAAATCTTTTAATATTCTTGGTGATAATACTGATGCTGCTACTAAAGTTGTAAAAGCATTTGATCAGGCATTTGAAGATAGTAAATTATCACCTGATGCAATACAAAAAGTAATTACTGGTCTTACAACTGGTGTACAAAAATTTGATCTTGCACGTGGTGCTTTTATATCTGGAGCTACTGGTGGTCAAAGTAGTTTAGCTGGTGGTTTGAAGATGGAATACGCTCTTCAAACTGGTAATCTTGAAGAGGTTATGGCTAAAACGCTTAGGGGTATTGAAAATCAATTTGGTGGACAAATTGTTACATTAAAAGAGGCGGTGGAAAATCCGGGTTTATCTAGTGAATATTTAAAGCAAATGGAAATGATATCACAAATAACTGGTATTAATGATGAAAGACAAGCATCTCAAGTTTTGAATGCAATGAAAGAAGGAGTAATTGGAAAACTTGAAAGAGGTGAAAAAGATGAAACAACAGAAGCTCTTGTACAAGCTATAGATCTTGGTACTCAAAAACAAGATCCACTTCGCAATTCTATAATGCAAGTTTATCAAGAAGCTGAATTAATACGTTTAACACAAGATTCAATGTATCAAACAGCTTTAAAACAATCAGACAGTGCATTACGTTCAGCTTTGGGTATTGAAATGATGGCAGCTGATGCAGCTTCTAGAGAATCTTCTAGAGGTGGTTTATTTGTAGATACTACAGCATCAAGAACTGATAAAAAACATCTAACAATTAATGAATCAATTGATGAAAAAATTGGATGGTTTAATAAATTATATGAAAAATATACTAGTAAATCAGAAGAAAAAAAAGAAGAACCAACTTTAACAACTGAAACTGTTAAAATAGTTCCAGAAGTAGTTCCAGAAGTAGTTTCAAACCTATCAAACCCCAGAACACCTGGAATTCCAATTAGTGAGAAATTACCATCTACAATTCCGGTAGTTCCAGGACCACCACCACCAGAACCAAGTGGAGATATTTTACCAATACCACTAAAACCTGAAAAAATATCTTTAACTACTAAGATACCACCATTAGTTACACCTTCACCATTTAATATAGCACATTCCATTACACCACCACCTGTTGTATCAGGAGTTGGAATACCTCCATCTGCAAATATACCATCATTAACAACTAGAGAAATAACACCAACAACTTCTAATTTTATTGCTGAAAGAAGTTCTCCTATTATTACACCTGGACTTCCAAAAGCCACATCAACTGAAAAGATTGATAAAATAAATAGTGCAACACCAGATGTAATAAATGAGATGAAAGTTTACAATGATAGAGCTGCTAAAGTAGCAGATCAATTTGAAAAATTAGACTCAATTAATAAAGAAGATAAAATAAAAGAACCGGTACAAACAATAATACCATCTAAGACAGAATATAAAGTTGATAAAACAATTAATTCAAAAGAAAATGAAAAAACATTACAACAACATATAACTTCTATTATTAATAAAAACAAACATGAACAAGAAATTAAATCAACAGCATTACCTCCTATACCTTATAGAGAATCTATAGTTGAAGAAATAGCTAAAGGTACTAAAAAAGAATCTGAAGAAAGAAATGGTTTAACTACAGAACCTATAACTTTTAAATTTGATCCATTAGATCTTACTGTTTCATTTAAGATTGAAGATCTTAATGGATTGGAGGAAGTTGTAAAAACTGTTGTAACTAATATGAATTTAAATACAAGTTCAGGACCTTATAATGGAAACGCTAATGGTTAATATTTTACACATATAGGAACGTTAATGGTCAGTATTCTATACATAAGGTTTAATCGAGGTGTTAAATGAGTGACTTTTTAGAACAAATTAATAATAGAATTGATGGGTCATACAATAATGCTAGGGGTATTGTTAGAGGAAGTGGTGGAAACGCTCAGGGCTTTAGTGATTTAGCTGTAATACCACCTCCAACAGGAAGTGCTGTACGCCAAGCTCAAATTGCAAATGAACGTGATGCTATTGCAAAAAGAAATATGGTTCGTTGGTTTCTTCCAGAGACTGGTATTGTTGAAATGTATATAAATCCTAAAAATATAGAATATTCATATAAGAAACATATAACCTCACCAGTAAGAACACGTGGTGGGTATTCAATACAATATTATGGAGAAGATTTAGGACAAATTGTTATTCGTGGTACAACAGGTTCTTCTGGTGTTGAGGGTATAAATGTTCTTGAAGATATTTATAGAAACGAACAAGTTTCCATGGATGCTTTAGCAATGGCTGCTGAAGCTGCTAGAAAAAATAATTCTAGTAATTATGCAAATGTTGATCTTGGTTTTGGAAATTTTATAGCAGAAGGTATTGATGATATGTTTGATACAGTTGATTCTGTTATAAATACTGGAAGTGCAGATCCGGCAATACAACAACCTACATTAGCATCAATAGCATTTCAAACTGAGATGTATTGGTCTGGTTGGGTATTTAGAGGGTTTTTTATAAGTTTTGGAGTTACTGAAAGTTCTGATAATATTGGATTATTTGATTATTCAATTAATTTTACAGTTACACAAAAGCGTGGTTTACGATTAAACTATATGCCTTGGCATAGAAGTGCTGTTCATGGTCCATCATATACAGATCCATTATTTGGTAGACCATATTCATTTGGAACTTTGAGAGATCCTTCATCAAAGACAAGTTATTCAGCATCTCCTATAATAAAAAGAGTAGTAGCTACTGTTGATGCTGCTTTGACAAGTTATCGTCCGATTTAATTTAGGTTAAACCTGATATATGGTAAAGTATGAATTTCTTATCTTCACTTGGTAATATTATAAACGATCAATTTGGAATTGGCGAAAATACAAAAGGTACTGTTAAAGTTTTAGGCGATAAATCTGCTGAAAGGTCTTATATAGAAAATGGTTTTATACGAAATTTAAGACCAAGAAAAAGATCTATATTATTTCAACAACCAGATATTTATGTTGTAGTAAAAAAAAGGATGTTTTCTTCTTTAGTAAATAATTCTAGATTAGATTATTTAGAAAAAAAAGAAAGAATACTAATTGCTGCATCAAAAAAATTATTTCAAAATAAATGCAAATTAATATCAGCTTATGAAAAACTTACTAAAATTGAAAAATTAGCAATTGATAGTGGTAGTTTTAATACATTTTTAGGACCTTCATTTATTAATTTAATAGATAGTTTAGATACATTGGGTGGAGCTACTGGTTTATTTTCACTTGATGCTAGTACAAAATCAGCTATAGAAACTCTTAGAAAAGTTTTATCTTATTCTATGCCAACTGATTTTACTAGTTGGACAACTAATGATTGGGATGCTTCTTTTTCTGATGAAGTTGGAGAAGGTCCAGGAACAATGGAATTAACTATTGTTTCTAGTATTAGTACTAAAACATCTGTAGAATGGGGAGGAGGTAGTGCTAATTTAACACTTGAAGATCCTTATAATTTATTAACAATTACTGAACAAGATATTGATCAGGCTTTAACTGATGTTACAAATGTATACAGAGAAGGTGGATTTTTTAAATTTACCAAAACAGAATTAGAAAATACAATAAGAGATTTACAAGGAGAGTTAGCAGTTGAAAGAAGGTCTAGGAATGCTAGCAATATTACATTTAAAATTAGTCCAGGAACAGTTGTTTCTAAAAGAGTAAGAGCGATTCTTGATGATGAAAGTACTGATATAAGATTTCAATATTCTACTGGTTTATCAGGAGAAGATGGAAGTGTAGGAGAAGTTTTATCAAGTGTTTTTGTTTCTATTGGTAATACAATTTCAGGTGGCAATGTAGAAATTGAACCTGAATTTTTAGAAGGATATAATTCAATTAATGTAAGTATAAATAATCAATTAACAAAATCTGAACAAAAGAAATTTGTACAAATTATAGGTAATATTTTTACTCTATTAGGATATAATCAAACAAGTAAAGCCGAATTAAATCAAGCATCTGCAGAAATTAATTATGCACGTAATAGAATGAGATTATTTTTTAATGGGAAATATGTAATTCAACCTATGGATGTAATTACAATTTTCATGTCAAGTAGGACTAGTGAAGATGATCGTTTACCTGGCGGATTTCAAAAACAACAAAATGAAAGTGGATTTTCTTTAATAAATAGATTTGATACTATATTAAAAAATATAAATAATACTGTAGGGGATATGCAAACAAATGGCAAACTTGAAACTATAATGTCATTTGAAGATATAGAGCGTTCCAGTATGGTTGGTGCTGGTTTTCCAAAATGGTTATGGAGACAATTTAAACAAGATATTACATGTCAACCTACAGGACCTTGTATTTTTACAGGTCTTGTTGGAGCAATGGGACAAGGTGTGGTTGGAACGTGGTCAGATGGTAAGTGGACAGTTTCAGTAACTTGTAATGATAATTCTGCTTATTTTTCTCAAGGGTATATAAATTTTCAACCATCTGCTGATGTTCTTAATGCTAGTATTTACGATCCACTAACTCCATTTGATGTTAGTTTAGATGCTTCAACTGGAACTGCTTTAACAGATACGACTGAAGGAGACTTACCTCAATTATTACCAGAAAATAAAATGTTAATTCAAACAGGATTATTAACTTATGGAAGTGGACCAGAAAAAGGTAATTCTGTTACAGAAGAAAATTTAAAACAACAAACAAGTGAAATTACTTTTGGTAAATTTAGAAATGTACTTCATGCACCAAATGGATTAGTTTATAGATGGAAACAAGGAATTCAAACTTTAACTTGGCTTTCAAAACCAGAAAACTCTACAGAAGAAAATAGAGCAGTATTATTAACACCACAACCATTTGCCGGTCAAGATGTTATGAATGTAATATCTATGTTAGTTACTGGTCAACCATATAACTATGATACTTTCTTAAAAGCTGCAATTGCAAATGGTAATTCATTAGGGTCAAATGATAATATTAGTAATATTACAGCTGCAACTACTTATATTCAAGGTTTATTAAATGATATTGAAAAAACTAATTGTATTTGGGGTAATTTTATACCTTATAAAAAATTAGTTATGAATCCATCTATTAACACTTTAATTACACAAACCAGATTAGATGCTGTTTCGAACAATGAACAATTAACAAAATTACTTAGAGAAAGAGCTTCTGTTGAAGATGAAATAATGATGTTAGCTGATGGTTTTAATGTAGATTTAAATAGTCTTTTCACTAAAAATGAAGCTGGACAATCTGTATTATCAAATTCTTCCACTAATACAATAGAAACAGATGCAGCAACTGATGCTAAAAGAAGACTTGATAGTATTGATGAACAAATAAATAATCTTCAAGGATATTTTGATAAAAAATATAAAGAATCAAACAATCAAGAAATTGGTTTAACGATTATGGGAACAGATGTAAATACTAATTTAACATCTGTTAATGATGCTAGTTCAAGTAATGCTCAAAAACAAAGAGATGAATTAGAATTAAGAAGAAATTTATTTAGATTTACAGCTAGAAGATTTTGGAAAGTAAAAGCTAATGAAGATCAAAATTTATTTATAGTAGATGATCAGTATGATAAAAATTTTGATTTAATGGCATTTGAAAGAAAGATTGGAAGTACTATTAAATTATTTGATAGTCCATATTCATCTGTTGCAGATCAGATTAATAATGTTAAAAAATTACTTGGTTTTGAAGTCTTTGCAAATACACAAGGACATATAGAAGCACGTCCACCTGGATATAATAAAGTACCAAGTTCTGTTTTTTATAAGATGTTTAAAGATCGCGATACAAAAGGAACTAAAGTATTTCCAGATTTTCTTGAATCATTATATTTTAATCAGAGTAAGGCTTTATTAACTCAAATAGAAATTATAGAAGATGAAATAAGGCTTAGAGCGGTTGCTTTGGGCGCTAATAATGATGATGAAATTATTAAATTAATAGTATGTGGTTCAAATATAGGAACATATTCATCTGCGGACTTTGGATTTTTAACTACATTTGATGGAGGTATACAAAATATTCCAGCTATATTAACACAAATTCGTCCGGAATATTCTGAACATGCGAATTCTCAAGGACTTACATCAGTTAAAGATGCAAAAGAACAACTTAGTAAATACCAACAAAATATTTCAATATATTTAAAAAAGAATAGATTATTTACTATTAGTACTCAAATCAAAGCTAATAAAGAATTTAATACTACAGTTGATCCAGATCAACAAGCTACAATAGTTGAAAAAATTAGAATAAAACTAAGGAATAAAACTGGACTTGAACCAAAAAATCTTAGTGATCTTTTTACAAATGATAGATTTCGTCGTCTTGAAACACATGCAGTAAGTAGAAGTGATAGATTAAATCTATTTTTACAAATTGGAAGTTTAATATCACAAAGACAAACATTATTATATTCTCTTTCAAATGCTATGAGAAGTTTTGTAGATGGTTTATCTATCAATACACCTGATGAAAAAAATCAAAACATTTTTAGTGGTGGTTTGAGTAATTTAGATGAACCAACTAATTCTAATGCTGTAGGTCGTTCTATAGCAACTCCAAATTTAAATAGACATACTGAAATTCCAGAATATTTAGAACATATGATTGAATATGAAAATGATGATAATTTAGGAGTTAATTCTGGTCGTCGTTTTATTATTACAGCTGATCGTATTGTTAGTTTGACTATTTCTGAAAATGCTCCTCAATACACTATGATAAGTGTTAATGGAATGTTTGCTGAAGGTCTTGTTGATTCTGGAAGTAGTTTTAAAACAAATTTTGATGGAAAGAACGAAAGTAATCTAATGTCTTCTGCTATAGCTGTAGATTATGATATGTGGTATCAATATGGTTTTAAAGTGCCTACATCTATTGAAGCTCCATTTTTAAGTGATCCAGATAGTCAATGCGCACCATATGCATATGCTACATTGTTACAGGCACGTGAAAATATTTTACAAGGTTCTGTTCAAATTACTGGTTATAATGAGTTTTATCAACCTGGTGATGTTGTATATATTGAAGATAGAAATTTATTATTTTATGTTAGAGGTGTGCAACATAATTTTAGTTATGGGCAATTAAATACAACATTAGATCTTTCATATGGTCACAATTCAGGTGAATATATTCCAACTATGTTAGATGTTGTTGGTAAAATTTTATATAATAGCCGTGGTTTTACTGGTAGATTTAGAAATGAAAGATATCAGATGTTAGGAGCTTCTCGTTCATTAGGAGCTTTAACAATTGAAAATAAAATTTCATTTACAGAATCTATAAGTGAAAATAATATATTATTTAGTAACACAGAACCTATGGTAAAATTATTAAGTGGTAGGAATGGAGAAAGAAATAAGAATATTCTTACAAATACATTATTTGCTATAAGTGGTAATTTTAATCAAACTGGATTTGGTACTAATAAAACAAGAATAAAAATAGTATATTATAAAACACAAGAAGATACAGCTACTTACATGGCTCAATTAGCAACAGCTGTTCTTGAATGGCTTGTTTCTCCAGAAAAAATGACACCTGATGGTCTTAGTGCTGATGTTTTTATGCAAGATGGTACAGGAAATCAAAAAGTATTTGGTATTAATGCTGAAGATATTATAATTGAAGAGGTTGATTTAACAAATTCCAAACAACAAACTAGACGTCGTACTTATCCAGAAAACAAATCTCCTGAACCAAATACACAAGGACCTTCTAGTGCAGCTATTGCAGCTACCAGAGTAATGTCAGCATCAGATATTAAACCAACACAATTTTCAAATATATTAGCTAGTTGTATTTTAGATTTATTTGTAGATTATGAAGATGTTAAAGAAACAATAAGTCAATCAGATGATGGAAGTGAATATGGTCAACAGTCAAATGCTTCAATTGATGAAGCTCGCCAAATTGGAAGAATTTCTTAAAAATTAATAATTTTCCAATATAATATATAAACAGTTAAATAGTACAGTTGAATAGTTAGGTGATAATTTGAGTAAAATTCAAAAACAAACAAACATAGGTAACATAGGTTCAGTAATTGGTATACCTGTGCGAGGTGTTATTAAGAGGGTTGATATACAAAATGGTATTGTTTATGTTAATCTTCCTCATACAGATACTGATATACAGTATCCAGTAAAATGGCCAGCTGCTTGGATGGGTATACATGGGGAAGTTGCCTTAGGTTATCCAGAGATAGGTACAAATATTTTTGTTACTGTTAGTCAAGGTGGAGAATTTGTTTTTTTAAATTATAATCAACAAAAAATGACAAGGTCATATTCTCCAAGTGGTAAAAGGAGAGTTGATTCAAGTACCAAATTAGGACCTGGAAGATGGGTAACACTTGTACAAAATGATATTAGTTTTATAGTTGATCCTAATCAAGGAATATTAGAAGGAGATTCACTTCAATTTACTCAAGCAGATCCTGTTCATAATATGTGGAGTACTAAATTTAATCAATTGATGGGTTTTTCAGAAGCTCATAGACAAACAATTGGTCCAATAAAAAGAGATGATAAATCAAGTAGTACTCGTGGAGAAGATGGTTCTTCATTATATGGACATAATTATAGCGCAGGTTTAAGACATATAGGATTAGATCCATTTACTAATGTATCTGTTTCGGTAGGTGGAAATAGAAATCCTGGTTTAACAGAAAATCGTTCGATGTTCTATGAATTTATAGATAGTTTTAGTTATACAAGTGATATAGAAGAGGAAAGATTATATGCTGGAGAAGATGTTTCTAGTACAAAATCTTACCAAAGAAAAAGCAGTATTACAGATACTTTAAGTCTTAGTTTAGATCAACCAAATTATTTGTTAGAAATTATAATTGGTACTGTTGTTGATATTTATGGAAATATTTTAGATTTAAATAGAAATATTTTACCAAATGGTTTAATAGATTCATTATCATTTAGAAAATCAACTGAAGATAATAAAAATATTGTTTTTAAAAAATTATTAGAGCAATTAAGAAAAAGTGTAGCATATCATTTTGAATTAAATGCTAGAAAAAATAATTTCAATCTTCCGGATTATAAAGATACAACTGATTATGTTAGAAATAGAAGCAGATTTCAATTAGATATAGATAAAGAAGGTCAATTTAAAATTAATGTTCCATGTTCTAGTGAGGTAGGAAACGTTCCATTATTAGTACGTCATGAAAATTTTTCTAATTTGAAAGGATTTGAGCAAGGTGATTCTAAATCTCAAAAATCAGCTGATCGTGGGCAATTTTTACGCAATGGTACAGATAAGAAAGATGTATTTTTAGAACCTTATGGAAAGGGGTGTGTAACTTTAAAGAGTAATGAAGATGAATTAAATAGTTATTTATCTCCAACTGATAGAAATAATAAAGATAATATAATACAATTAGGAACAGCTTATCATTATATAAATAATGTATTATTTTCACATAAATTTGAGAATATATATGGAAGTGATGGTGGTACGGGAGGATATCCAAATAGTATTTTAAATTTAATACCTCCAGTTAGTGATATTGTATCTTCGGAAGTTATCGTAGCTGGTAATGGAGCTAATGCTGGTGGTAGGAGTGGTACTTTTTCACTTGATGGGTTTTTGTCTTTAAGTATTGGTGCTAATACAGTTGATCGTCAAAGTTTATGGTTGGATTGTGCTGGTGGTATAGTATCTGCAATTGGAAGAGATAAATATAATAGATCTGTTTCTGCTTCATTAGATGGAGATTTATTTTTGGAAGTGGGTGGTCCCACAATTAATGATGATTCAAGATTCCCTACAGTTAATTATAATAACACAGCAAGAGATGGAATAATAGATATTAGGATATGGAATTCTGGAAGTTTTCATACTATAAGAGTTGATAATGAAGGAATAAAAATTCATACACCACAAAGAATTGATATAGTTAGTGAAGGGGAGATGAGGTTTAAATCTGTTAAGAATAATATAACATTTGATGCTGAGAATATTACATTTTATAGCAGCATGTCACCTCCTAGAGAAGTTGAGAGAACACCTGGTGTAAAAATATAGGATAATATATGGTTTGTGATCCATCAAAAAATAGTATAGACATTATAGTTGGTCCTGGACCACATTTACCTGGTATGGGCGATCCTTTTTCTATTCCAAAAATACCATTTCCTGATGTAAATCTACCATTTGGACCTGAAGATTTATTAGATTTAATGGAAAGATTATTTGCATTACTTCCTACAGGTATTAGACTTGATGTAAATTTTGATGATTTTTCAAAATCAGCATGGGATGCTATAGCAAACTTATTAAATAAACTAGCACCATTTCTTGCTTTTTATAAATTTATACAAGCACTTCTTAATATTATTTTATGTATAATTGATATTGTTTGTGCTCTTATGAATCCATGGTCAACTGTAAAGGCTGTAAAACGTTTATTTAAAACATGTTTACCAGCATTTTTAGCTTTATTTCCTTGGCTCGCTTTAATATTAATGATTTTAGCTTTAATATTATTATTAATAGCATTAATAGAATATATAATACAAAGAATTATTGATTATATTAAACAATTAATAGCAAATATTATAGTATTAGTTGATGCTATACATAAACATGATGAAGATTCAATCTTAAAATGCATACAAAAGATGTCAAATCTAATATGTTTATTAGAACAATTAATGGCTATTTTATTAGCAGTGGGTGCATTATTTGCAATAATAAGACCATTAATGGATATTGGTGGTCGTGGAGTATGTGCTAGGGGTAGTGGAGGTGGAGATCCTGAAGATGTGCAACAAGCTCTTGGTATTTGTTGTACAGAAGATTTTTGTCCAGATTTTATATCAAATTATAGTCCGGACGGACCAAGATCTGAAACTGGTCGTTTTATTTATCAACGACAACTTAATACTGTAATTCCTTCTGAATTTTCATTTTTAAGTGTTAATAGTTTATCACCATTAAGACCACAACGTTTTCAATTTATTGATGATAATCCACAAGGATTTAAATTTTTAGATATTATTACTCCATCACCATCTGGATTTACATATTGGCCAGAAGGTGAATCATATGATAGTACTGCTAATACTTTTAGAGTTCCATATTTATTAGATATGAATGTTGGAGTAAACCCTAGTCTTTTTGGAAATCCAGCAGATTTAGATGGATATAGAAAATTTAATATTAGAGATCTTATTGTAAGATATAAACCAACCCAATATCCTTATCGATGGGATAATCAAGTAGATAATACTATTACTTCAGGAAGTATATTTATTGGTGGTGGAAGTGTTTGGGAATTTGATACTACAACAGCAGATGGGTATAAACAATATTTTATTAATGGAAAACCTGCAACATTAGAGACATTTTTTGGTAAAGAAGCTATATCCAGCTCGATTCCAAGTATTGATGATAGTGATTATATATATGATATTTCATATAATTTTAGGTATGTTCACGAGGTTTTAATTGATAGGAAATTAATAACACTTATGTGTCAACCTGATTTAGCGATAGAATCTGCTGTTTTTAATGCTGAGTTTAACGATTTAAGAAGTGTTTTTGATAAAGTTGGAGAATTACCTAATATTGGTACTTTAAATCCTGATAGAAAAAGTGGAACTGGTACTGTAGGAACAATTGCTGCAGCATTAGAAAAATTTAGAAGTGCTATTAATGAAGAATCAGCTAAAGAATTTCAAAATACAACAGTAACAGCATTAAATGATTTAAGAAATGATTGTACTGATTTTTATTGTCGTGCAGCAACAGCTGCAGCAGATAGATTTAATAGTGATTTTGAAATATCAACAGATTTACAATTTGTTAAAAAAGATATAGATGTTACTATTCGTTTGAAAGATAAAAGTGGAACTTTATTAACAGCTGGTATTACAGCTGAAATTGCAAACTGTTTATCAGGAATTGTAACGGCAATTCCAACATTTGGCAAAATATCTGAATTTGTATTTGATGGTTATAATAACTTTATTGCTACTTTAACAAGTGAAACTGCTGGTAAAGGAGAATTGACGGCGTATATAAAAGAAGAATCTATTAGTAAAGTTATAAATCGAGAGTCTATTAATGAACAAAGTTCTATAATTGAAAAGATTTTAGAATATGAATTTGTTGATGCTACTTCTATTATACATTCATATGCTGATGGTTATGGTCCAATTATTGATGGATTAGTACCCGTATATATTGATAATAATGGTAATACTGTTTATGGAAATGTTGTTGGTAATAATATTGAAATTACTGATGGTTTTGGAAATATTACTAGAATTCCGATTAATGAATTTAAATTTATTCCGTTTGACGGAATTAACAAGATTCGTTTTAGTAATCAAGATATATCAAAGGATAAGTCATAGGTGTATTTATGGTAGATGCAACAAGTTCTATTGGTGAAATTCAAGAAGAGAGTGCATTAGATGCTCAAGATGCTGTTGATATTGATATTGATGTTTTAATAAACAAATTTATAAAACCAATAGAAAATTATCGTAGTAAAAGTTCACCAAATGTTAAAATGCCATTTGATAGTCTATCAAATGATATTGTTTCGGCAAATCCTAATATACCTCAGGAAAGTAGAGCTCATGCTTTTTATAGAATTTTAGGATTACCAGCAATTGAACCTAGTGGTAGATTTTATAATACAGGATATACTGGAAAAAATAAAATAACACTTTCAACTGATGATAGGGCTCTTCATAATAATATTAATAGTAAAATTCCAGAAAATGTTAAAAATGCAATTTCAAAAAGAGAATCATCTTCTAGGGATAGATATGGTAAATTTTATACTGCAAATTCAGATTCTTCTATTTATAGTATAGCATTAGCCGTTCCAAATGGAACAAGATTATTTATGTGTATGGATAAAAATATTGATGCATTAAATAATTTTGATAAACAAACAGTAAAAATTCCAGAAAGAGCTAAATTTATAAAGACAAGATATAAGAAAAATGATGGTTCTGATATTGAACAAACATATGATAGTGTAGAACATATTCTTAGACCATTTATAACTGATCCTGTTATTTCTGAAAAACTAAAACCATCTTCAGGTAAATCAAGTGTTATGGTTGGAGTGCCATTTTTAAATAATAAAGATTTAGAACATGAAAGAGGAAAATATATAAAGCGTCCAGGAATTGAATTAATATTAAGATTAAGATTACGTCAACAAAACATCATACAAAACAATAATTCTACATTTCAACAATCAATAACAACTTACGAAGGAGTTATTTCTATTAATAAAAAAAGAGAAATTGCTGCGATACTTTCTAATACAGGGGTTAATGATGTTGATATAGATCGTGTTTTAAAAGGAACATCTTATCTTGAATTAAATATTTTAGATGATTTTGTTAGAAGTTTTAAGGGCATTATAAGTGCTTATATGGAATGTTTAGAAACAGTTGAACGTATAAGCAAACAGATTGTTTGGACACCATTATGTGATGAAGGTGGTCCTGAATCTGGAACAACTATAACAACTGGTTTTGTTAAACCAGTTGCTTTTAAAGATAGTTGGGAATTAGAGCGTAGGATTACCCAATTAGAGGCTAAAAATTTATTTGCTACAAATCAAGTTGAATTAGGAGATGGATTATCTTATGGAGATTTTACAATTCCTTTTTCTCAAGAATTATCAAAAACGTTTAACAAACAAATACAAGAAGAAAAAAATAAAAGATCTAATCTTGAAGCTGAGGCAAGTTCTGCTTTAAGTATAATTGAATATATTTCTGGTGAAGTTAGCGGATTAGGATTAATAGATATATTTGCAATATATATGGCAATGTGGTCCGTAGATATTACAGTGTTACTTAATTTAATAGATGATGCAGCTATACAGCGATTATACGAAATCAAATCATTAAGAACGAATGAAGTAATTAACAGAAAAAATAATACTGGTGAAGCTGTTAAATATTATAAAGAATTTGAAGAAAGAATTATGAGCATTCTTTCGTATGCAGATAAGTTATATGTTAGAGCACAAGGATCACTTACTGATAGTGAAGGTGGTGATGTTTCAAGGGATATTGGAACTTTCTTTTAACTTAACGTGCAAGAAGTCCATTTCCTTTAGATGAGGAATGAATTGCCGTATGTTCATTTATATTATTTTTTTTTACTAATAGTTCGATATATTTAACTGGAGTAAAATGTCATTTGATTTAAAACTTATAGCTGGGGATTTGATAATAAAAAATGGTGATTTGGATATAGTTGAAGGATCTGATAAACTTGTTCAAGATGTTTTAAAACTTATTAGTACTCCATTAGGTTCAAATCCATTTTTTCCAGCTTATGGTTCTCCAATAAGCAAGGCTTTAATTGGAAAAATTTATGAACAAGAATTTTTAGAAGATATTGCTACACATCAATTAAAATCAAGTATTGAGAGATTACAACAACTTCAATTAGAACAATTAAAACAAAATCAAGCTGTTACACCAGATGAACAAATTGCAGTTATTGAAAATATAAAAGTTTCTCAAGCTCGTAATGATTCTAGATATTATTTAATATATTTAACAGTGATATCTAAATCTTTTCAAAGAATTCCAATATCATTTGGTATTGATACGTTTTAACATAATGTGCAAGAAGCCATTATTTTTAGGTTAGGGTAGTTCACTTAACAGTGCATTTTTTTGTATTATTTGAGTTGATGGATATATATTAATATAATATTTAAGGACAAACGATGGTACGAGTTCGAACTGCTAATGATATAGTTCTAAGTATATTAGATTTTTATAGAACTGCTATACCTTTACTTGATTTAAAACCAGGAGAAGTAGGTAGAGATCTTTTTGTTGATGGACAAGCTGTTCAAATGTCTCGTTTATACGAAGAATTATTACATATTCAAAATAAACAATCTTTATTATTATCATTAGGTTCTGATATAGATGCTCTAGCTTCGAATTATGGCGCACCTCGTAAAACAGGTTCAAAATCAAGAGGTTTAGCTCTTTTAACATTTAATGAAATTGAATCTGATATACCAATTAAAAAAGATGGTTTGGTAATAGCTTCTAATGGAATGTCGTTTGCAGTAGTTACATCTACTACAGTTTTATATGCTAACAAGAACACATATAGAGCAACGGCTTCCAAGAATCGTGCAGCTTTAGATTTTGTTGGAATTAGTGATGAATATGCGATTGAAGTATTAGTGGTATGTGCAACTACTGGTTCTGGTGGAAACATTTCTAGATATTCTTTAAAGAATACAACTATAGCTGGAGTATCTAGAGTTACAAATGCAGCTTCTTTTGGTGGAGGATCTCCATCTGAGAGTGATTCTGCATATAAGCGTAGAATTTTAGGAATATTTAGTGGTGCTAATACAGGTACTGAAACAGGTTATAAAAATATAGTTTTAGCAGACCCTGATGTAATTGATGCAATTGTAGTTGGACCTGGTGATGTTTTAATGACTAGAGATGGTACGGATGTATACACAGCTGAAGATGGTACAAAAACAATTATATCAGAAGGAACTGGTGGAAAAGTAGATATATATATTTTTGGTTATCGTCTTACAGAAATAATTGATAGTTTTATTTATTTTGATCATAGTAATAAAGACGATCCAACTGATATATCAAATGACTTTGTTCTTGGACAAATAGATGGTGATGAAAATAAAACTGTATCTAGAAGAAGAATTGACAATCTGTTAAATCAAGAATTACCAAATCAACCTGTAACAAGTATCATAGATGTTTCAGGATCTTCTAGTGGTTCTAATTTTAAACTAAAGAGTATAGATACAATTGGAAGAATATCTGGTAATTATGAATTAGTATTTGATAATGGAGCTTATGCTGGCAGTGTTTGGGGATTTGATCGTTTACGTTGGATTGATAATCATGTAAGAAATTTATTAGAAGATATTACCAAAGGAAAATTTAATAGTCAAGATCCTACTGGTTTTTCTGATGTGTCTGAAATTAAAAATGTACAACAATCATTACAAATTATAAATGAAAATAGTAGATTATTATCAAATAATAGAGCTTATATTCAATTATCACATTCTCCAGTTAATTCTGTAAGTAGAGTTTTTAATTTTACAACTGGAGAAAGATATATTGTTTCAAATCAAAACCCTGATGGTGGTGATCAAAATACAACTGGACGTATTTTAATATCTGGAAGTACTTTACCATCTATAAGTGATATTTTACAAGTAGATTATACATGGTTATTTGATTATAGTCCACATTGGGATTTTGATAATAAAGTTAATTCTTTTAATATTAGAAATGTAGGTGATAGTATAGATTGGGGCTATTCTAATAATATTAGAAGAGAAGAAACAACAATACAATCAGAAGGTGTTAGTAATCAAAAAGTAATATATGTTACACATGATATAAATTCAGTTGTTAATGTTAATAGATTTACAACACAGGAAGAAGTAAACATTACTTTAGTTAGTAATCGTCTTGCAGTTATTGTTGAATCTGTTGTATTAAATGTAATATCTATAATTAGAGATAGTGACAATGCAGAGCTTTATAACACAGTTAATAATGATGGAAGTTTTAGTGCATTTACAATATTTTTACCTACAAATACTATTGGTGAAGTTGGCGATGGATATTTAACAGTTAAGTATAATGCTGAAGATAAGTTTACACAAGATGGTGTTAGTGGAAGTTTTAATGCAAATAAGATTACATTACCAGCTAACACAGATGCTTCTGATGGTTATTTAGTTGAAGTAAATTATTTAGCTGATACAAGACAATTGTTATCATCTGTATTATTATCTAATTTACCAGTTACTAGAAATGGAAATGCTTTTTCTATTAATAATAGTAATTTTATTACGGGAACACAACCAACAACACATATTTATTCTTATGGAAATATTATTCAGAAAAATTTGAAATTAGCACCATCTAGATTAAAATTAACACTATCAGGTTCTATTTCTCCTGGTGTATTAACTATTGCTGGAACAACAATGCAAGGAATTATAGAAGGTGTATTTGTAGCAAGTGCTAATGGTTTAACTCAAAATTTATCGTCATTAATTAAAACTGCATTATCTTTAACAAGCAATCAAACGATACCATTAAATGTTAATATTATTAAATTGGTTAAATTTGAAAAAGTACAAATTAATTCTAATAAAGATGTAATTGCTGTTGAACATGAATATGATACTTTTGGTTATGAAATTAAAAATAATGATTTTGCAAAATTTGAATCATTAAAGAATACTACTTTAACTAGTGTACAAATTAAACTACCAAATACTATTAATAATAATACAATTGTACCAGTTGTTGGAGATGCTTTTAGAGTAACATTTTATATTGGAACTATAAATAGTCCAGAATCTGGTTATACAGAAACTGAAAGTATATCATTTACTAAAAGTGGAACACTTTATACTCAAAAAATATTTGCATTTATAGATTCTATTTCTAAAGCTAGTGGATTTATTTCTGGTGAAAATACATCTACATTATCTATAGCTCCACAAAACCAACCAGCACAAGGAACTAGATATTCATCATATTATGATTATTTAGCACCAAAACCAAATGAAAGAATTACAATTAGATATAATCAAAATCAAATTATTAATGATAATACATTTGCAATAGCTAGTAAAAATATTATTGGAGGTGATGTATTAGCTAAATCATCTATTGCTAAATTAGTGAATATTAATATTGCTATAGTAGTTTCTAAAGGTTATGAAAATTCTAGTTCTGTAGTTATACAAAATGTTAAAGATTCAATTACAAATTCATTAAACGCAACAACTCTAAATACAACAATTGATGAATCAGATTTTGTAACAGTAGCTTATACAATAAGCGGAGTTGATAGAGCTAGAGTATTACAATTTAATGTAAATGGTCAAACTGGAAGAGTATTAAGCATTACTGCTGATAAAAATGAATATATTCAAGCTAATGAAGTTACTGTACAAATCGAATTGCGTTAGTATATTTTATTAAAATTTTGTATTTCACTATTGATAATTTTCCCAACGGATATATTAACATAATATAGATATCTTTTAATAGAGAATTTTTAATGGCTAATCTTAGAATACTAAACATTAATGCAGCTGATAGTAGAACTATAAAGGTTAGATTTTCTGATCCTTTAGCATTAGATATTAATTCATCAAATATTCAAATATTATCTGAGATATTTAATGTTCCAGATATAGAAATTGTTAGTGTATCAATTTTAGATGATATACTTGTTATAAACACACTTCCGCATACACCATTTTCACGATACAATGTAATTTTTTCATCTACAAATTCTGTAACATTTAGAAGTTTAGATGAAAGTAAATTTTTATTAGAAGATAGTAGAAATAATACTATTAAAATATTAGGTGCTGAAAACGATTATAATCCAACAAGAAATATATTTATTGATTATCTTGGTGGACAAGATAGTGTATACGATTTATCTCGTGAATCAAATATTAGAAAATTTCTTAATCAAACATCTGATATGATTAACAGATGCAAATATGATATAGGACAAGCTAAAAATGCTAATTATCTAGAACTGTTAATACAAGATGAGAGAAAGGTACGTAGATATGGTCCTTGGGATAGATTAAATCAAGAAGGTGCATTTGAAGTAGTTAGAGTTGGGCGAGAACCAACTAACACATCTATATCTACTTCAATGTTATTTGATTCATTTCCTTCAAATCCTATTTCTTTACAAACTGAAACTATAACAGGTGAAGAATTAATTTTAGGAATTGGAAAGGGAACATATGATGATTTAGTATTAACACTTAATAGATATCCAATTACTAAATTGAATAGTGTTCAAATAAAATATTCTAATGGAGATGTATTTGATTATGAAATAAGATCATATGGATATCAAATACAAGATCCTAAATATGATACTTCTTATGCTAGAAGATATATAACACTAGAAAATAATCAAATAAAATTAAGCGATAATCTTAAAAATGATCCTTCTTTTGTATTACCTGGCGGACAAGATATTATTATTGTTTCTTATGAATTTAAATTTCTTGGTAAAATAATAGGAGCTAATACTGTAGAAGTTGTAGAAGTTATAGAAGTAGTACGTGAATGTGCTCCAGCATTATCTGTTGTATTTTCATTACAAAACGCTCCAATTGTAACTTCTGGAGATGTTATATCTACATATGATGGAGTTGAATTTTTAGATCCTTATTCAATAACTCCATTTATAAATACACATTCGGCTTTTACTGTTGAATTACCTTATCGTGAAGGTGGATTACCAGCACGACCTGGAGAATATTCTATTGATTATGAAACTGGACGTGTATATGTTTATGGAGCTATAGATAATGATGGAACTGGAGATTTTCCTCCAGTTATGAATTATTATAGTAGAAAAATATATAACAGTCGTTTAGATTATACTTATGTAGAAGAATTTGTAGATGTGGTAGCTTCACCTCTTAGATATTTAATTGGTAAAACAGCAAAAATTAATTATAATTATGAATTAACGTTTGTGCCTGGTATTGATTATGAAGCTAATGTTCATATTGAAAGTCGTAATGAAAGAATTGAAAATAAATTAGTTTCCTTAGATTCTTTTTATACAAAACATGCACCTATTACAGATGTGTTTCGTATTTATAATGAGACTACTGGTGAAATTTATTCATTAAGAAGATTTACTGATAATAAAATATTTTTTGATTCTAGAACACCGCCAAGAATTGGAGATATAAAAAGAGAACGAGTAGAATTTACTAGTGTTTTTAGTGAACAATTAATTTTAGAAGAAGAATTAATAAATCTTAGTAGTATTAGAATTTTAAAAATTAGATTACAAAATCAAAATATAATTGGATGTACAGATGATGTAATTGGTTCAAGTTTTAATTCTAGTGTTAATTTTAGTGATACTGATGTATTCAGTCAAGAAATTTATTATGATTCTCAAGAATTAACAGAAGAAATAAATATTAATAGAATTAGAATTGGTTTTTATCAAATTAATTACAGAGAAGGTATTGTATATGTTGGAGTTTTTAATAATCAAAATTTAAATCTAGGAACTATTAATTATAAAAAACCTATAATCAGTCCACAAAATTCTCATGTTATATCAGTTTCAGAATTATATACTAGTATTAATGTTAATTTTGGTATATCATTATTATTAAATTATGAAAGTTTTGATGAAGGAGAAATTATTCCAACTCCTATATCATTATATTTTTCTGATGAGCGTTATACTGATAATAATCCAGAACAACAATACATATATGATAGCAATCAAATTATTGTAACTAATGATATTAAAAGTTTACGTGGAATTTATGATGCATTTGATTTAAACAATAATGACAATCCTATAAATTTTGTTGAATCAGCTACATTTGAATCAAATATAATAACTTTAAATAGTATTGGTATTGCTAAGACAGAGCAACTAACTATTGATGGAGATTTAAAAATTGTTGTAACTACTATTGCTCCAGAAATTGAAATTGGAATTGTTAATAGTATAATTAGAATAAGTGATGGATATTCTTTTACTGATAGTATTAATTCTATTACAGATAATACAATTTGGTTAGATAGTGATTGTGGTATTGTAGTCGGTGATATAGTGACGGTTTTATATACCGTTGTAATGCAAGGAGGAGCAACTCCTATAGTAGATTATAATAAAGGAGATTTGTTTATTGATTATTCATATTTGCTTGATGAAATTTTAGTAACATATGAGTGGGGCGATAATGTTATTGATTTTAGACAGAGTCGTACATTAATTGAAAATGATGTATATTATGTAACTTATAAAGTTGGAGCTTTGAGAAATTCATTAACAGAAAATTTTGGATCTTTAGTTCAAATTGAAGAATTACAAGTATTTGATGAAGAATTAGATAGAGAAATATATAGAGATATTTTACAAGGTGCATTACAAACATTTACTCAAGGACCAACTGCAGCTGCTATTAAACAATTAATAGCAAGTGTAACTCATATAGACCCTAGAATAAGAGAAGCTGAATTTTGGTCTCTTAGTGTTAGTTATTTGAATAAAGCAATATCAGAATTTTTAGGAATTACTTCTTTATCTGCTGGTATTTTTGATTATGGAGTGTCTGTAGTTAATTCTGGTGATGGTGTTACATTTCCAATATCTAATAACCTTAGATTAGAGGAAGGAACTTTAGAATTATCCATTATTCCTAATTGGGATGGTTTAGATAATGATGCTACATTAACTTTTGAATTATATAGAGATGGTTATGAATTAGAATCTTCTAATATTTTTATTGGTGCTAATAGTTTTAATCCTGAAATTGAAGATGGTATATTTTCATTAAATAGAAATGATATTAAAAATCCAGAGGGTGTTCCAGCGGCTATATTTAGTTCAGTTGGTATATTTATTTATTATGATCCAGATAATATACAATGGAAAATATTAGCAAAAGATGTACCAGGACCTGATGGTTATATATATTCAGGAATAATTACAACTTCTGGTGATTTTTACGATGTAAAATTTATACAAAATTTAGGTGAAGAAACCGATGTATTAAGATCTGGAATTAAATCAGTAGAATTTGAATTTCGTTTAGACGGATATGATTTAACAAGTCCAGATGGATATGATAGTGATAGTTTAATTACTGGATATTCATTTGATGGTATTCAATTTATGTCAGATGATGATCATTATTTATTTGATTTTGGAACAAATGAGAATCAAAATAGATTTTCTTTATATAAAGATGGAAGAGGGTATTTAGTATTTGAAGTTTGGGACCGTGGTGGTTTTTCTCATATACAACCAGATAGAAGATCTGTTTATCAAGTTAGTGCAGATGTACAAAATTGGAAAGCAGGACAAATTCATAATATAGCAATTAGTTGGATTTTAAATTCATCAGATCGTAGAGATGAAATGCATTTATTTGTAGATGGATTGGAAACTCCAAACAATACTCGTTATGGTAACATTCCATCTATAGTATCTACTGAAAGATTTAGAACTATTGTTCCAGAACAAGTTGTTGGTATAGTTCCAGCAAAATCAATTGTTGGAATTGATTTAATAACAGTTCAAGGTGATGAATATGTACATTCTACTACAATTAATTTTCAGGCACAGGGAATTGTGCCTACTGATCATATAGAAATATTAGAGCAAGGATTCAATACATATACAATATTAAATGTTGATAATTATACATTACAATTATCAAGTCCTATGCCAGCAACATTAAATAATGCCAAATTTAGCGTTAATCCATATTCATTTGTTGTAAATACAGAAATTGATATTTATAAAAATATTGGAGTTTTTATATTAAGTGATGGATATGAAACGGAAATTCCAGGAATTAGGGCTGATATTCCTTCATATTCAATTGAAAGAAATGCTTTAAATCAAAGAATATTAAAAGTTCTTGGTAATGCTGAAACTGGTGATATTATTTTAATTAAAACATTTGGATTAAATCATAGAAGATGTAGAGATATTTCTTATTTATGGAGTGATGGATCTATTTTAAAGACAGGGTTACCATCTCCAATAAATCTAGATGATGTTATTATTAAACCTATAATTCTTCCATTGGTACCAATTGGTTTTAATAATTCTATATTTATAGATGGTTATTATTTAGCTGATTTAGATAATTATTCTCAACCTAGTACAGTATTAATTGACGGTTATCATTTTGAATGGGATGGTTATTTACCAAATGAGGGTAGAATATTAGAAGTAAGAATAACTGGAGATAATGTAGATTTAGAAGTTGGTGTAAATGTTACTATAAATGGTTTATCATCTATAGTAGATGGATATGATGGATATTCTGAATCTTTAATTTTTACTTCACCAATTAAGCAATTTACTCAATGTAAATGGATGGAAATTTCATCTATAATAGTACAAGCCACTCCAATAGATGGATATAATTTGTTAGATGGATATTTAAATAGTACAGCAATTGAAATAAAAGAAAAATATTCTATCACAGAACCAAATGGTAATAATTATTATCCAGTTATTAGATATGCATATACTACACAATTTGGAATAAGTTTAGAAGGAGATGGATCTGACATTGTAAGTGATTTATTAGGATTCTTTTCAATATCTGAAGTTGGACATTTGTTAGAAATTACAAGTCCTTCAAATATAAAAGGCATTTACAGTATAGAAGAAAAAATAGATAATACTAGTATTAGATTAGATCGTGTTGTTGGAAGTTCTTTTTCAAATGTTACATATACTTGTTATAATATAAGTATTGGGCGCAGTGGTTTTCAAAACGGATTCTTTTTCTTAGAATTAGCTGGTTTTCACAATGCTGAATATAAAATTCCTCCAGGTTGGTATGAATTTGATTATGCTACATATCTAGAAGTTCCATTTAATCCATTAGATCAGGTTGGAATAATTGGAAATAATATTACATTACAAAAGCCAGCAAGAGCAATTTTAGATGAGTTTAGAATTCTAAATAGGCAATTAACTGATACAAGAGTTGGTGAATCAATTAGCATAAATAATTATTCTATCACAACTGATGCTAATAGAACATCTCCTTTTATTAAAAATTCTGATACATTAGCATTATTTAATTTTAATAGTGTGCCTTTAATTAACAATAGTGATGTGTATAAATTTGCTAATAAAGAATATATTCAATCAGGAGAAAGTGTAAATACAAAATTTGGACATAGTATTGTTATAAAAGATAAAGGTTTAGTATTTAATAATGAAGGTTTATTAGATACTTCTAATGAAGGTTTAATAGAATTTTGGATTAGTCCAAGATTTGATACTTATAACGACCCAAATATTAGAATTTATTTTGATGCAGCTGCTAATATTGTCGAAGAAGTAATCAGTATTACAAAAGGAAAAGTGAAAATTTCTGGTAAAATTGATAAAATTATATATGTTAGATTATCAAATGATACAAAATTACGTGGAATAGATTATTTTAATGGGGGATCTTTTGATACTGATGGAAATATAACATTAAAAACATCTTTACCTTTTCAAAATACTCCAGTTAAAGTAGCATATATACCTACAAACGTACAAGGAGATAGAATAGTTATTTCTAAAGATGGAGAAGGTTTTGTATGTTTAACAGTAACAGCACAAGGAAAAGAATTTCAAACAAGACAACCTATATTTTGGCCAAAAGATAGTTGGCATAGGATTAGAGCTTCATTTAAATTTAACACTGCAGCAAATTTAGATGAGTTAAGATTGTTTATAGATGGTGAAGAAAGAGGAATAATATTATTTGGAGAAGGTGATTTGTTATTTGGGCAAGGTTTAATTTGGGGTCAATCTGCAGTTGGTGGGGTTACAAATAAAGTTTATATTGCTGATATAAACTTTACTGATACTATAATGCAATTTTCTTTAGGACAAGATTATGCTGGTAATTTTGGAGCAGAAGCACGATTTGATAATTTAAAGATTTCAAATAGGTCAATAGAACCTTTAATCATATCAGGACAACCAATTGACGTATATTTCAATACAAATACAGAATTTATTTATCCATCTGTAGAAGATTCTTTTACTACATTTTTATTTAATTTTGATAATATTGTAGAAAAAACAGAAGATTTTTCAGTAATACAAGATCCTATATATGGTATATTTAAATTTGATATTGATATCATTGATTCTTTTAACATAGTAACAGGTGATCAACGTATTCGTACAGTATTGGAAGCTTTAATTTATGCATTAAAACCTGCTGTTTCAAAAGTTGGAATACATTATATCACATAAAGGTAATAAAATTATGACTAGAACTGAAGTATCTAAAATTCAAAATCGTTGGTATGATGGTCAGAGAGTGGATCAAACAGATTTAATTGTTGAACAAGATAGAAATGTAAACACTGATGCATCTATTATACAAAATCATTTTGGATCTGGTGTATTACCAGAATCTTTTATTCAAAAAATTATTTTTGATACACATAGTTTATTCCCAGATCAAGTGGCATTAGTAGCTTCTTGCGATTTAGATGGTACAGGATTACGTCCATTAATAGAATATTCAACAGATACTGTTTTAGGAAATCAATTAGAAGTTGAATTAACTGATTCAGATGATGATGGTTATATGAATGGAATTTCCACTGTTGGTGGGCGTTTTAGTAGTAAAGTTGCTATAATAGGTTTAGATTTTCAAGGTAATCTTCAATATGATAGATTCTATTTTTATAGAAAAGAAAAACAAGTTACCAAAAAACATTATACTAAAATTTTATGCGTATTTCTTAATGATGTATATGGAAATAATAAATGTTCTCGTAAACTAGGTGGTAGAATTATAATAAGAGAAAGTAAGAGTTTTCAACTTTCTCGTGATTGTATTATGATTTCACAAGATGTAGAACCTAATCTTTTTTTTAGAGATTTAAGAATTTCAAATGTAATTGAAGGTATAGTAGGTGGTACAGTTGCAACATTATCACAAGCAATTCAGGCTGGAATAGGATCTGAATATAGTTTTGATGCATTAGATATAAATACTACTGTTAAAAGAGAAATTGAATTAACAACAAATGATGTTACAACACGTTTGGCACAAAAATTTTTAGCTACAAGTAATAATATACAAAAGATAACATTATTACTTGGTATTAGAAGAGATGATTCAGTAAGTATAGATCATGTATTTGATTGGAGTGGTGATTTAATAGTAAATATTTATGAATTACAAAGTTCTGTTAGCTGTCCAACAGAACTTGTACCACAATTAGCAATTGAATTTGAGCCAAATCCAGAACCAATAACTCAACTTAGTATAAGTAAAGATACTTTAGAACAATATGGTTATATCTTAACCGATATTTTACAACCAGTTGATTTTGTATTTAACGGTTCTTTTATTGGTAGTACATCTAATGTTAAAATTATTCCTGGTAAATATTATGCTATTTCTATAAACAGATCTGGTGATTCAACAACAGGTATATTATTTACTGGTATAGGAAATAGTTATTCTATAAATGATAGATTTTCAATATTTAGTGGAAATTGGACCGATGTATCTGAAGAAGATATGTGGTATCAAGTATGGACAGATACAGCAAAAGTATCTGATGGTAAAGCATATGATGCTGGTCATGGTATAGATATTTTAAAAACAACTATAAATGAATTAGGAGTTGTAGTAGATTATTCATTTGATAATAATGTATTTATTGATAATGGACAAAATACATTAAATACAGCAATTATAGAAGCAATATTGGAGCAATCAGATCAAGAACAAGATGAAAGAACTGGTAATCCAGTATATTCTCGTCAGAAATTTGAACCAAGTTTTAGTTTTGTAACAAATACAACATTAGCTACATTAAGAGAATCTTCAGATCCTTTAGTTATAGGATGTGCAAGAGATATTAATGCTAAGAATAATATAGAAATTACTGGTGTGCAATATTATCCAGGATTAGCACGCGGAAACCATTATATTATTGTTAATCCAGATCCTAATATAGAATCTCAACAATGGATTGGTAGTAAATTAATTCCAGATGATACTGGATGTGCTAGTTTAGATTATAAGATTGTTAGAATTAAAAGTTGTGTAGATGGGTATGGTGATGTTCTTGGAGATGGAATTATTGATGAATATGATATTGCAAGAGCAATAGAATTATTAGGACAATCTTTATCATTAATAACAACACAAGAATTAATTAGAGATGGATATATTAGTACTCTTGAATTATTAAGAGCTGACGTAGATGGTGATGGATATATTACGTATTCAGATATAACAATTATTGAAGACTATGTTAATCGTAGACGAGAAACGTTAGTTGTAGGTGCATCGAGTTTTACTCATATTGAAATTGAAGTTCAAAATAGTACAGGGAGATTTGATGGATATTATACTTGTAATAATTTAATAGCATTTGATGGTTACAATAATATTGCAGATCCTTCAACTTTAACAGATATTGAACTTAAATATTATGGTTATAATAATCTTCCTGATATTACACTTGATAATACAACAGCATTTGAAAGAGTTCCTTGGAATGCTGTAACATTTAAAATTAAGCCTATGCCTTTTTGGCAAGATTATCTTGTTCAGTTTAGCAGTGATGCAAGACAAGTTCCAGCAATATTTACTTACCCAACCAATTCTACTTCTTATATTAATAGTGAAACTGGCAGTTGTGCAAGCCTTGCTGAAATTTCAATATGTCAAGAAACTACAAGTATTGGCGGATCTTGTGTTTCTGGTAGAAATGATTTTTATATTCCTGATAATCTTATTATTGGTAAAGGACAAATTTTAAATACAAGTGGTTATTTATTTAAACAAGATTTAGAAATTCAAACAATTACTTTAGAATTACCACCACAAGTATTTTATGATGGTTATAATTTGAATATATTTGAAAAATTAGTATATGATAATGATAGTGGTTTTACAAAATCCGGATATCGTGCAGCTAAATTTGCAGATTGTTCAACAGTTCAATCAGACGCTTTATTAATGAATCAAATTAGATTTGGTGTTGCTATTCAATCAATTTATCCAAGTTTAGATGGATATGATATAGATGGCTATGGTATAATTATTGATAATACAATTGGTGTTAATATAGATCAGTCTACTGGAATATTAACATTGAATGTAAAAGATATTAGTTGTAACTCATTAATTCCAGAATTAAGAACAAAAATTATTATTACACTGTATTTAAAAAAGGCTGGATGGAATAATGAACCATTGACAATTGGATACAATGAAGTTGAAGGTTTATTTAAAACAACAATATAATATTTAATTTTATTTTTTTTAATTAGATTAAGATATTGTCGTTATATTATTTAATAAGTGAATGTTAAAGAAATACAGTCACAATTAAAATATTTATGAATTACGATATTGGAATTATTGGTGCTGGCGTCTCTGGAGTTTTCGCAGCTTTACGTTTAGCTGAAAAACATAAACATTTAAAAGTAGTTGTTTTTGAATTTGGACCTCCTCCTCCTAATTGTTTAAGAGAAGATCCTGTACGTATTAAACGTCGTAGAAGACAACTAGAAGGATGGCTTGGATGTTTTCCTACAGGTGATGGAAAAATTTATTTAGAAGAAGATACTAATAAAGTATTGGAAATTGTAGATGGTAGAAAAATTCGTTCTGTTAAAAGTTGGTTTGAATCTCAACTAGCAGAAATATCTACTCAAAAAATAGTTAAAAATAAATTACCAAATCCTCAAGTTATAAAAAATATAGAAAATGGTGGTTTTAATTTTAAATTACATACTTTTGAACAGTGGATGCCAGATCAAATTCATCATCTAGCTAAAAATTTAGCTGATAAAATAGAAGAAGCTGGAAATGTTCATCTTTGTTTTGATACTGAAGTTTATAGTTTTATGAAAGATAAAAAAAACTTTTCTATATATACTTCTCAAGGTGATTTTAAATGTAAACGTGTTATTTTAAGCGTAGGTAGAAGTGGTTGGAGATGGATAAATGATAGTTATAAGAAACTAGGTATTTTACAATATAATAATACTGTAAAATATGGTATACGAGTAGAAATGCCATCATTAGCCTTAAAAGATTTTCAAAAATCTCATTGTTCATTTTTAAAACCAGATCTTGAAGTAGGACCAATTAGTTGGATGGGTTCTGTTATTCAAGAAGATCATGATGATATGACAATAGCATCATTCAGATCTAATGAAGATAGATGGAAAACTGATAAAGTATTTTTCTCTATAAAAAGAAATATTCAGATTGATAAAGATCCATGTTCTTATTTAGATCGTATTGCCAAATTATCACATTTACTTTCTGGAGATAGAGTTGGTAGAGAAAAAATAAAAACATTTATTCAAGGTTTTGGAGATTTAACGCAAATGCCAGAATATAATTGGATATTATCTACATTGCGTGAATTAGAATCTATTTTCCCTAATTTAATTAATAGAGGATATTTTCATATTCCTGATATTGATACAAATGTTAATACTATTAATATAGCTAATAATTTAGAAACTGAAATTGATGGATTGTTTGTAACTGGAGAATGCACTGGTATAAAAGGAATTGCGGCTGCTGGTATTACCGGAGCTGCTGCTGCAGAAGGAGTTGCAAAATGAAAACACATTCATATGATAAATATTCAATAGAAAATGATCAATTTTTTTATGATGAAGGATATTCTAAAAACACCAGTATTCTGAAACAAGAATCTGAATTGTTTAATGAAGATGATTATGTTCCAGGAAAATTAATTAGAGTAAAAAGAATTTCCAAATCTGATTCTGAAGATTGGCAAATTTTGGTAAATAATACCAAAACACTACTTATTACAGGGAATAGATTTTCATCTATAGAAAAAGAGTTCTTAAGAACTCCTGCTGGTGTTTTATTTATTATTAATGGTGTTAAACAAGGGTGGAAATCAGTATCTGATTTTAAAAGACAAATTAAAGATTTAATATGATTATTTTTCAAGGAACTAAAAAAATAGGATTACAATCATTTATGATTTTTACCAATGAATTTGGAAGTGTAATTCAAATTCCCGTTGATGAAAATATTAAATCAATGTTTTTACATCATTTTAATAGATTATCTCCATCTGTTCAGTAAAATATAAATTAATATTTTGAAAAAGTAATTTTTCATTTGCATAGTTTGTTAAAGTATGCCATAACCAAGGTTTGTTGCTACAACAATAAACAGGATGAAAATCATTGACTCAATTTAACCTAATGTGCAAGAAGCCCTTACCTTTAGGTAAGGGTAGTTCACATGAGAATTAAAAATAGCAAATTCTTTGGTAAATTAATTTGGAGAAATAATAATGAGTTATGTTAAATATGTATGTGACTGTGAGACAACTGGACTTAATCCAGATAAACATGATATTATTGAATTATGTTTTTGGCGTTTAGGAGAACCTGAAAGTAAAACTTGGTGGCTAATTCCATTAGCTCCTGAAAACATTGAAGAAGAAGCTTTAAGAATAAACAAACACTTAAAAGAAGATATTTTACATAAAACAAAGGAAGGTAGAGAAAAATATCGTTCACCTTCTGAGGTTTTACCAGAAATAGAAATGTGGATCATGGAAGATGGTGCTGCAGCAGAAGAACGAGTATTCATTGGACAAAACCCAGATTTTGATTATAATTTTTTATTAGCTCTATGGAGAAAACTTGGTCATGAGGATGATTTTCCATTTGGATATTGGATTGATGGGAAAGATGGTCGAAGAAATCAAGGGTTTATTATTGATACAATGCAATTAGCAAGAATCATTGATCTTTGTACTGGTAAAAAAAGACCAAGATATGGTCTTGGTGCTTTAGTAAAAGATTTTAGCATTATTAAAGCAAAAGCACATAGAGCTGATGGTGATGTGAAAATGACCAAAGATCTATTTGAAAAGATTTTAGAAGTTCTTGAAGAACCTTTACGTGTTGCTTTTGAAAATAGTTATAAATAATATTGTTAGGTTAAATATATAAGGTTTAGATAATTATGGTTTACGGGAAATATGAAGGTTTTTGTTTTGATGCTGTGAAAGATGATAGAATATTTGAAAATTTCAAAACAAATTTAATATATAATGAAATTTTAGAACATGTACCAAAAAACGAAGGACTTACTTATTATAGTAATATTCCAGATGCTAATAATTTTATAGGATTATTTCCAAATGATTCTATTGGTAATCCTAATAAAACTCAATATGGAAAATATTTTCTAAGCCCAACTACTTTAAGATATATTAAAATTCTTTGCGATATAAAAAAACGTTTTAGAACAATTGATAATCTTAATATTTGTGAAATTGGTATTGGATATGGTGGACAGTTTTTGGCATTAGATACTATTTTTAGTATTAAACATTATGTATTTATAGATTTGCCAGGTGCATGTGCATTAACTGAAAAGTATTTGTCAAAATTCACTACTAAATGTCCATATTCTTTTAAATCTAAAATAGAAGAATCTGAATATGATTTAGTAATATCAAATTTTGCCTTTACTGAATTTCCAAAACAATTGCAAGAAGAATATTTAATTAAAATAGTATCAAAAGCTAAACGAGGATTTTTAATATTAAATATGGAGCAAGGGTTCACATATAAAGAATTATTGGAAAGAATTCCTGGTAGTACAATTATATGGGATGGTCTTAATTGGGGACATGTAATTCATAAAGTTTGGACTTGGAATAATGTTTGATATTACTAAAATTAGTAAAGTATGGAAATATGTAGTTAACCGTAGCAAAACTCCATACGATGTTTATATTGGAAGACCTTCAAAATGGGGATGTCCATTTGTATTTGAAGATGGTACATTAGGAAAGTTTCGTGTCGAAAATCGTTCAGAAGCAATTCTAAAGTATGAAGAATGGGTACGTTCTCAACCAGAATTAATAAAAGATATTAAACGAGAATTAAATAATAAAATTCTTGGTTGTTTTTGTTCACCAAAACTTTGTCATGGACATGTTTTGGCATGGATAGCAAATATAGAAGGTAAATAATAATGAAAATATTAATTGGTGCCAATAATTGTTTAGGATCTAATATTATGGCATCAAGGATTATTAATCATCTTTCTTCTATTCATGAAATTAGAATAGCTGCTTATTATAAAAATCATCAATATCTCAAATCTATTGATTGGTGTTTAGATGCTTTATACCAACCAAAATTTAGAAGTTTAAATTATTTTAAAGAAAAATTTGGTGTTTTTGGTCCTAATATAAATCATAATTTAGCAGATTTAATTATTAATAATTTATCAGAATGGAATCCTAATTTAGTTATAAGTGATTGTGAATTTTTTACAGCAATGGTTGCTAAAGTATTAGAAGTACCATTGTATTATTGTAGTCCATTACTACAAATTGTTGGAATACATCATGTTCAAAAAGAATTAGATTATAATTTATTTGGTAATTTTAGAAAATATTTTAATTTATTACCCATTGCAGATTTTTATTTGATTTATTCTCCACTATGTGATATATCTTGTAGACCAGTGCTTAAAGATGGTTTTGAATGGATTAGACCTTATTATAATAAACCAAATATAATAACAGAAAATAATTTTGAATTAGATTTATATAAAAAATGTATATCAAATTCTCTAATAACAACTGGAGAAACTAGTTTTATATCAGATTGTTTATATTCTGGAAAACAATTTTTTGTTAGTCCTAATCCTTTAGAATTAGAACAAATATTAAATGGACATTTGAGTCAATGGTATGGAGTGGCTCGTAATATTGGAAGATCTAATAATATAGATTTTATAAAAAAAGAAGTAGATAAGAAAAAAATATTTATTGAATTAAATATTAAAAAAACTTTTAAAACTTTAGATGAAAGGTTAATTACATGATAAAAAAAGTTGCGTTTGATATAGGAAATGTTATTTGTCATGTTGATTTAGAAAAATTTAATAATTTTTTAGTAGATAAAAAATTATTTATAAATAAAGAAGCTGCAAGTAATTTTATAGAAGGAATTCAAATCGGTATGGATCTTGGTATGTATGGAATTAAGCAAAGTTTTAATAATTTTTTCCCAAATATTAGCAAAGAAGATCTAGATCAAATATATTATGTTTGGATGAATATTATTTCAATTTCAAATGAAATTTCAGATTTTATAAAAGAATTATCTGGTAATGGATGGGAAATAGCATTATTATCAAATATAGGTTTTGATCATTCTTTTTATTTTAATGAAATATTCAATTTTGAATATATAAAACATTTTTCTTATGAAATTGGAGCTAGAAAACCTTCAAAATTATTTTATCAAAGTTTTTTTATTGAAAATTATTGGACAAAAGATGTTTTATTTTTTGATGATAGACAAGAAAATGTAAATGCTTCTACAAAATATTTTAATGGTACTTTATTTAATTTAAATAATTATAGTAGTGATAAAGATGCTGTGTTATTTCTTAAATCAAAATTAGAATTGTTGTATTAATAGAATATTATTAGATTTTATGGAGTTAATATATGATCTTTAAAAAACATTTATCAATTGAAGAAACTTTAGAATATATTGCATTTGCAGTTTGGCATAAAGATTTATCAGAAAATTTTGAAGGTGAAATTACATGTGATATGAATTATGATGGATCTATAGAAGTTTATACTTCTTGTGAAGATAAAGATAAAGATAAAGATAAAGATAAAGATAAAGAATTAAACTAGTAAAAGAAAGAAAGAGAGAGAAAAAATGGCTACAGCATATGTTTTCGAAGAAATTGATTTGGGAAATGATTTAAGTTTTTATGTGGACGGGAATAGTAAAATTACTGCCGGTAATGGAACTTATAATGAACCAAAACCAAATGCTTTAAGTTTACCTCATATTTCCACCTGTCCAGGTTCTACAAAACAATGTAGAGAAAATTGCTACGTTTTTGGTTTAAAAAAGTACGCTCCAGAAGTGTATGAAAAATATTGTCAAAACGAAAGAGTTATTAATGTGTAATATTAATGGTAAACAATTTGAAACTTATTTAGAATCTATTAAAATTTTTGGTAAATGGATATCAGATAATTGTAAACATGGTTTTAGATGGCATGTTTCTGGCGATGTAATGAGTATTGAATATTCTAAGTTTATTGTAGATGTTTGTAATGTATCACAAAATGTGAATCATTGGATTTATACAAGATCATTGCCAATTATACATATTTTAAATAATGCTAAAAATCTTACTGTTAATATTTCCGCAGATGCTGAGAATTATATATATGCAAAACAAATTGTTGAATCGAATGGTAATCGTATTTGCTATATGACTAGTGATGGTAGTTTGCCAGAAGATTTACCGGAAGGTTCTGTAATTTTTCCAGATTACAAATTGCGTGGTAGAGATATGGAAAACCCAACAGATCATTTTTGGTGGCAAGGGCTTTCTACAGAATATCGTAAGATGGTGTGTCCAGGAGACTTTTTTGGACAATCTGAAAAACATCGTTGTGGTGTTTGTAATAAATGTTTGTATAAAAAAATAATATTAAAAATAATATTAAAATATAGAAATAAAATGAATAAAATAAAAAAAGTATATCTTGCTGGTCCTGATGTTTTTAAATCAAATGTAAAAGAAATTAAAGATTATAAACTTTATGTTCTTAAAGATTATGGTTTTGAAGGAATTTTTCCAATTGATAATGATGAAAAAGATTTAGATTTTTCAACAAAATATAATCTTGGGAAAACAATTTTTAAATCAAATGCTGAAAAAATTAATTGCTGTGATATTGTTTTAGCAAATTTAGAGCCTTTTAGAGGGCCAAGCGCTGATGTTGGTACTGTTTGGGAATGTGCATATGGAAAAGGTTTAGGAAAAATAATTTGTGGTTATAATTGTGATTATAGAGTTGATTATAAAGATCGAATTATTAATAACCGTTTAATTCCACATGATGGAATGTTAATAGAAGATTTTGATGTTTGGGATAATATAATGATAGTTCATAGTTTAGATAAATTATGTATTTGTAAAACTTTTGAAATGGTAGTTCAAATTTTAAAATCGTTTATTTATGAGAATCGTGGCGAGAAAATCCAATAGTACTGAGCTATTTTGATAGAATAATATTTTCTGGTAAAAATATATGAAATATTCAAAACAAAATTGGTTAGAAAAATTATTAAATTGGAAAGTTCCCTATGCTCTTCCAAGTAATATATTTGATGGAAAGTTTAATAATACAAAAGAATATTATTGGGAAAATTGGAATGAAGAAATGAAATATAAATTTCCAGTTAAATACTTTATATTTGAAACATTACCGGATTATATAAGTTATTATTATAATATAATTAATCAATGGTTTTATAAAATTAAATCATTATATTTTAAGAAACGTCATTTGCTTGATATTCGACCAAATAATAA